TTTTTTTTTCGCATCTCCTTGTATTTCTCTCATTTTCTCTCATATTGTTCTCCTTACACTTTATACACTTAACACTCACACTTACACCCTACACTACCTTACGTCTATCGTCTCTCTTTCATATCCAACTCTCGTCTCCTTGTTCAAGCTCGTTCTCCGTTCGGTTTATCGTCTGAATGATTCATCATTCTAAATTAAATTAAAAGGATAATCCATGAGATTAGCAGTATCAGTTTCTAAAGCAGCAGAGCATAGAGTTGGAGAGAGATCACCAGAGAACTTTCTCAATAGCATAGAAGAAGTACGTGATTATACATTAGCTAACGAAGCTAAGTACTTCGTAAACATCAGAGGGCATAAAGCAGAGAAAGGCATCAAGCCTTTAGATTTCAAGTCAGCCTATGTTCAAGCTCAAAACCTTATCGCTGAAGGATACTCTGATAGAGATGTATTCATCAGTGCAATAATCGATAAAGTCGCTACAGCAGACGACATCGATTTCTAAGAATTAGTTGAGAGAGGTATTCGTATCTCTCTCAGCATTAGAGTAATCAATGGATATAAGAGTATCTATTGACTACCTTAATGCTACTAATTCTTCTTAATTACTAATCGAGTCAGCATAGATTAGTAATTCACCCATGCTGATTTTTTTTTTTACAGAAAGGAGTAACCATCATGAAAAGAGTACGAGGTTACATTAATAGAGAAAATATGGTGATCAGTTTCGATACTGATAGAACAAGGTTTATGCCTTATCGTGTAGTGATTAACTATAACGGCAAGAAGGCAGAAACATACTTTAATACATGCAAGGCTCTATTTGAGTTCTTGCCAAGAATAAAATAATAAAGGATCAATCATGAAAATATCTCGCAAAGAAATTAGAGCAAGAGTTCTAAAAAGTAGACGACTATGGAGACATAGAAAAGAACTTGTTAGACTATCTAATATCGTATATCAAGTACATCCTATTGACTGGTATATCCTTCAAAGTAGAACTAACGGAATGTTAGAAGAAGAAGAATAACTTCATAGACCTAATCAAGTCTCTAAACTGATTACCTTTTTAACTCCTAGAGATAGACATCTCTATTACTACTAATTTTAATACTAAGGATAGTCAATGTTTACGACTCAATCAAGAGTAGAAGAACTACTCAGCGAACAATATATTCAGACAGAAGTTAAAGCTTACTTAGATACTCAAGTAAACTTATTAGATGAAATCTATGAACGTATATGCCAATGGCTTATAGATTATAGAACAGGTGTCTATGGCAAGACCTATGCTAGTAAAGACGAGAGACTTGCAGAAGTACAGAAACATGTAGATGACCTACCTAGATATGTACTCTACTCAGTATGCTTACTAGGTAAGACTACCTTACAAGCTACTGCTACTAAACTAGGTTTATATATCCATGAAGATATACTTACTGCAGCTAAGAGTGGTAGTGAAATACTTGCAGTATGCGATGGCTTAGGTTATGAGATCATTCGACCTAAAGCATTCAGTGGTAATACCTTTGAGATACAACCCTTGATCTCTATCCCAACTGACATCAAGCAAGCTCTAAACTTGTCTCTCTTCTTGCCTCCTATGGTCTCTCGTCCTAATGCATGGACTACTAAATCTAATGGAGGCTATGACCTTACTCATAACTATGCCATACTAGGCGATAGATATAACAAGCATGATAACCCTATCAATCTTCATGTCTTAAACCTCTTGCAGGACGTTAGCTATCGTCTAGATAGTATGATAACTAAAGAGGACGATGTACTAGACCTAGACTCAATCGATCCTAAATCTAGAGAACAAGCTCAAGCTAACTTCAATCAAGCTTTACAAGAAAATAGATATGTCTATACTGAAATGGGAGATAAACCTTTTCACTTCGTATTTCAATACGATAAACGAGGACGTATCTATTCTAAAGGTTACCATATAAATATTCAAGGTAACTCTTATAGAAAAGCTATGCTCAAGTTTGCTGAGGCAGAGAAGCTTACTGAAGAGGGTTGGAAGTGGCTTAAGATAGACCTAGCTAATCACTATGGTCTAGATAAATCTACATGGCAAGAGAGACTAGACTTCATTAATGAGAATATAGACTCTATGCTTACTAATCCAGACGAGTGGATATCTAAAGCAGACGAACCTTTACTCTTTAAGTCAGCTCTCAATAGCTATCAGATGTCTCTTATAACAGGTACATCAGATCAGATCGTAAGACTAGATGCCACTTGCAGTGGTCCACAATTAATGTCAGTTGTTATGAGAGATGAAGAAGCTATGGCTAGACTAAATGTCTTAGGAGACTCTTGTAGAAATGACTTCTATACTCTAGTAGCTAAAGAGGTATATAACCGAACTAAAGATAGCTCTCTATGGGGTACTAACCCTAACTTTAAAGAGATACGATCTAACATTAAACGGGCTATTATGACGACGTACTACAATAGTACTCGTAAGCCTGAAGAATACTTCGGTAAAGATACTAAAGAGCTACAAGTATACTATGAAGTACTAGACGAGTTCACTACAGGTGCTAGAAAACTACAGAAGACAATCAACGATCTCTGGGATAATTCTAGACTAGTCTATCAATGGACTTTACCTGATAGCCATACTGCATATTGCCCAGTAGTTACTACTAAGACATCTCGTATAGAGATTAAAGAGATGAAAGGTGGTACTGCAGTGATGAACTTCATTCACTCCATAAATCAAGGTGGTGAAGAAGAGAAACGATCACTATGCCCTAATATTGTACATAGCTTAGATGCTTATATATGCAGAAGAGTTATAACTATTCTAGCAGAAAAAGGTATAGCAGTATCTCCAATTCACGACTCATTCGGTGTAAGCCCTAATAACTGTGAAGCTCTTAGAAAAGCTTATAGAGAAGTCTTAGTTGAACTATACAGAGAAGATATTATTAATAATATCCTAACTGAAATAGACCCTACAGCTAAACTAGACAGACCAGACTACAAGCTTAAAACTTCTATGGCAATCAAGAATAACCTAAACGGCTATTACATCTGTTGAGTACTCTATTACATAAGTAAAAGTACTTATCTATCAATTATTTTAGGAGATAAATAATGGGAATGTTTACAGAAGACATTGAAATAGGTGCAGCTCTTTATGAGTATCACTTAGAAGAGATGGAAAGAAAACAAGCAAAACTAGAAAAAAAGAAAGCTAATGATATCTATGAGTATCACGTAAATGGTTTAGGAATGAAGTATTGCATAGCAGATATGGACGATAAGTATCTTATCAACTGCTATAAGTACTTTCGTAAGAACTATGAATACAAACGAGCTTTTAGCTTCTATATAGAGCTAAGACTCAGATATCCAGATACATGGAGAGAGAAGATACAAGAAACACAACTATAGAGATTCGTTGTTAATCCAATCGAGAACCCTGCTACGCAGGGTTTCTCGAACTTTTTTTATTTAAAGGATTAACATGTCAGCAGTAACTGAAATAAGAATGCTATTTCAAGCATTAAATGAATGGAAGGCTGAGAGATGTCTCTCACTAGATAGCCAACGTGAAGGTTATCTAAGAAACATCATGGAAGAACTAGGTGAGCTAGCCGAAGCAGTTAAGCAAGGTAACTCTGAAGAATACATCGACGCACTATGCGATATTGTAGTATTTAGCATAAATGCCTTAGATGAATACTCTTATAGTGCAACTAGTATGACAATTACTCGTAATACTTCAAGAGAAACCCTCTATCGTAATCTACTTCACGAGATAGCTAAGTATGCCAGAGACTGGGATACAAAGTACCTCTGTAACATCTATCATGTGTGCAAGATACTAGCTATGCAGGGTAACTATGACTTATTCATAGCTATGGACGAGACTATAAAAGAAATTAGTTCTCGCACAGGACACTACAGTGCTTCACTTAAAAAGTGGGTAAAGGATACTAGTCCTGAAGCGAAATCTAAATGGTACAAGGCTAACTATGGCAAGTGTACTCTCTAGTGGTGAAAAGCGAATAGTAGCAGTATTGTCTACTTGCTATGGCTTAATGATAGATGACAATATAAAAGAGCTTTACATAGACCAAGAAACTACATCTATGGTAGATAAGATTAGATCTGATCTCTACGATCTCTTATCTGACTATGTAAAGCATGGACCTGAAGTCGAGAAATACTCTAAAGTTATAGATAGTAAATTAAAAAGAGACAATAGAGATTATTGTATTTCTAATACTCAACTAGCTATGACCTTACTCTATCTCTCATTCGAAAAGTGTGAGAAATCCTTTAAGAAACTACCTACAAAAATTGCAGAATGGTATCAAGATAACAGAGAGACTATTCTAGAGATTAGTTATCGCTCTTGCGATAGTACAGAGTTTAAAGACTCTGACGAAGGTAGTTACTTATTAGCTCACACAATAATGGATGCTATAAGAGGCTAACAATGGCAATTAATCAAGAATATCTAACACACGTTAGAGAAGTTGTTTCTGAGTTAGATGCAACTCAAAGAGTTATTTATACCAGATAATTCTACCTATCACTTAGACTGGTACAAGGTATCAGAGGGCTATAACTTAGATGGATTACCATCTAGTTGTATGAAAGGTCAAGGCTTAAAGTTTAAACCATTAGATACTATGGGTAAGATGTATTACCTGACATCTAATAAGACAACTAATATTTTAGCTAGGTGTATAGTCTGGGATAAAGGAGTGGTCATCAATAGTACTGACGATGAACCTATAGATTGCCAGATATATGACAAAGTCTATCAGCTAGAAGGTAAATACGGCAATATCTTTAAAGATATGCTTGAAGCTAAAGGTATCTTACAATTAGATGGCTTAGAAACTATCGATACTTGGGATCTGTATATCAATAATCCTTTTGTAGGGATAGAGAACGGTAACTACCCTTGGATGGATAGGTTTAGCTTACTAGCTATAAATGAGAATAGACTTTACTACTATGACTGGAATGCCTATGGACACAATAGTAGTGATCTAAAAGAGTTAGCTATGGAGGTAAATCCTGAAAAGTATAAAGTACTGTTATCTACCGATGGCTATACAAGGGATATGGACGAGAATGACGGCACAGTATATTCTGAGTATGAGAATAGAGATATAGACGAGGATGATGCTGTATGGTCAGAGAACTTAGATAGTCATATCTCGGCTGATTGTGCTATATGGAGTCAGACAGAGAGAGACTACTTTCATGAAGATGATTATGGCAATGGTTGGTACTATAACTGGGATGATAGAGATGAACCTATCAATATAGAAAACCCAGATTTTGTAGAGTTTCAAGACTCAGATGACACTAGATATATGGTAGCTAAAAGTAATGCTGTAGAAGATATGCTAAGCGAAAATATTTCTAACTGGATACCTAAAGAACTGGCTATAGAAATTAAAAGCTTAGGACCTAACTACTATATCTACAATGACTACTTAGTATCTATAGTTAAAGAACACTTTGAACAGTGTTTAGACGAAGGTAAAGGCGATGCTGATGAGTTTAAAAGTATCGTAGAGAATAAGAATGGAGAATGGACATGGACGAATTAATAAACTTACTTATAATGGATCAAGCTACTCTATACGAACATGTAAAGAGTATTGACAATCCTAACTATATTAAATCTATAGTACCTAACGGAGGCATATTATTCATCCCTCTAGATGAAGAGAGGTATCCATTACTATGTACTCATTTAGATACTATAAATGACTTTAATGATAGACCTGCTCCATCTATAGTAGATATACTCATAGATGGAGATACCTTATCGCTTAATCCATACTCTTCATGCTCTTGTCTTGGAGGAGATGACAGATGTGGGGTATATACTGCATTAAAACTAATGAATAGTAATGTACCTTATGCATTCGGATTCTTCTTAGACGAAGAGATTGGAGGAGTAGGAAGCGATAAGATTGGTATATCTAGCGTAATGCCTTATGAGAACATAACAGCATTCATAGGGCTAGATCGAAGAGGTAAAGATCAAGTAGCTCTGTACGGTTACGATAGTGCGAGCTTAATTAATGTATTTGAGCAAGAAGGCTATAAAACTGTCTATGGTACTTTTACAGATGCAAGTAATCTAGCTAAGTACTGGGATATTGCTTGCATAAATCTAAGTGTAGGATACTACAACGAGCATACTACTTCAGAGACTATTAACTTTAAAGAAACTAAAAGCACTCTAAGGATGCTTCTAGAGCCTAGAGTTATAGAAGAACTACTAGACAATACTTTTACTTATGACAACAACTTTCAAGACGAACTATTTTGGGATATAAAAGGAGATTACAATGAGTGATATTATAGATCTTATATTACTCCCTTTAGTTGTCGTCTTGTTTATTGCTTTCATAAAGTATATACAACAATAAAGGAAACTAAAATGAACATATTACTAAAACTAGTGAAGGATTATAAACCTTTACTATTAGGTATTACACAAGAATGGCAAGAGAGCTATATTAATACTCTCTTCGCTAAACAAGACCCACTAGATAGAAAATACCCTTATGGATATGCTTACCATAATCATGAGTTCTTCTATCTAGCTAAGAGTACTGGATATGAATGGAGTAAGTTATGAATATAAAACTACTAGAACATACTCACCTATCTAGTGCAGTAATTGCAGCTAGGACATGCTGGAATAGCTTTCATAAAGGAGGCTTATACGACTATCCTACTAATGAAATTACTGAAGAGGACAAGACTCTTCTATCTAGGTTACTTTTCAAGAATAAACACGAAAGTATCTTTGAGCATATTGTTTATGTATTCAATATACTAGGTATCCCTAGACTATGCTTACAAGAGTTAGCTAGGCATCGTATAGCTAGTTATAGCGTAAAGAGTACTAGATACACAACAGCTAAAGAGTTAGTGAAAGAGTCTGCTTTTATAGAGGAGATCATCAATGGTTAAGTTTATTCAAGATACTGAAATAAAACAACATGGGAAAAGAGGGTACATGTTTGCACTCTTTCAATGCCCTATTTGTGATAAAGTTTTTGAAAAACCAAAGTATGCTGGTAAAAATTTAATAGCTTGTAGAGAATGTGCTTATAAAGTCTTAAGAGTGAAAAGACAGAAACATGGGCAACGATATACAAGGCTATACAGAACATGGATAAATATGCGAAGTAGATGTAACAACCCAAGAGACCAGCATTTTAAACATTATGGTGCAAAGGGTATTAAAGTATGTTCAGAATGGGATAACTTTGAAGTCTTTAAACAGTTTGCTTTAGAAAAGGGATATACCGATAGTTTGACTATTGATAGGATAGACGTTACAAAAGGCTATGACCCTACGAATATTCAGTTCGTCCCTCTCAAGATAAATGCGGGTAAAGATAAGGTTGTAATATCAGAAAAACTTTACTTTGAGATTAAAAAGGCTAATAAAGAAGAACATATACTATTACCAGTTCTTTTCACAAAATACGGTGTTTCAGGAGGAGCTTATTACAATGCAAGAAACCGATATGAATAATACTTTTGTTAGAGAGATACTCTATAAAAATTATAAGATTACAGCAGAGAATGTAGCAAGAGCTTCTAAATATGTAGAATTGACTGGAGAGGATGAGCAAGACTTCTTTATCATTCAAGCTCTAGAAAATGTACGATTATTAACTTCAAAGGGGGTTAAATCAGATAGTTTAAAGCATGTAATCCCAGAATCTTATCTAACTGATCTTGTTATGACTATAAACGTTAGATCTCTAAGAAACTTTTTACAGCTAAGATTGTCTAAATCAGCCCATAAGAGTATTAGAGCCTTAGCTAATGAGATGCTTACATCACTCCCTGTAGAACATTTATTCTTGTACAAAGACTTACTAGAGGAGAACAAGAATGATTAGTTGTAAGCATTGTGAGTCTTTAATACCAACTTACTATAATACTTGTCCTGTATGTGGTCAAGTCCTTGATAAATCTAATAAAGTTAGATTTAAAACTTTTAAACATAGTCCTACTAAGAAAAGTAATCCCCTAGAAAATATAGATACTAAAGAATATACTTTTAAAGAACTAGACGAAATAGTAACGACATCTAAATGATTGTTACCTTCGATATTGAGACTACTTCAATCCCTAAGCTAGTTCTAGATATTGAGAAGATTCTTTGTATTGCTATCAAGATAGACGATAATCCAACTAAGTGTTATACATATAAACCTATAGCTAATTCAGATGGAGATCTAAGCAGTGTCTTAGATATTCTAAATAAAGCTGACCTAGTTATCGGTCATAATATAACTAAGTTCGATATCCCTATTATTGAGAAGTTTCTAGGAAAGATTACTGCACCTATAGTAGATACCCTGATTGATGCCAAGCTAACATATCCTAAAGACATACTACTAGGAATAGATTATAAGATACCTGAGCTACCTAAAGCTCTTAAAGGCTCTTATTCTCTAAAAGCATTCGGCTATAGATTAGGTAACTACAAACTTGACTATGATGATTTTACTGAACTCAATGAAGATATGGTAACTTATTGTAAGCAAGATGTAGAGGTAACTTATGCCTTATATAGACATCTTATTACAAGAACTACATATCCATCTAAGAAGGTAAGAGAGCTAGAATATAAAGTAGCCTCTATTATTTTCGACCAACAAGAATATGGCTTCTATTTCGATATAGATAAAGCTAGAGAACTTGCTACTAAGCTTAAGTTTAGACAGATGAATCTAGAGCATTCTTTACTCAAGATATTCCCTAAACAATTTGAGCCTGATGGTGATCTTGTTATCCCAACTAAACCTAGAACAGTTAAGCTTAGATATAGAGCATATCCGAAGCATACTACGATTACTGAGTTTTATAAACCACTAGAAATAGGTAAGAATGGTAAGTATAAGTATCCACCTAAATCTATGAAGTGGCTAGATTATCCCTATAGGATAGTCCCACAAGTTTTCAGTGGGGAATATCAGAAAATCAAGCTAGTAAATTTTAATCCTAACTCTCGTCAGCAGATAGCTAAGAGACTGATCTCTACTTTTAACTGGCAACCAGTGAACTATACCGAAAAGGGCAATATAAAGATAGATGAATCGATACTAGGAGAAACCTATGAAAACAACGAAGACAATTTCGATGCATGATTTTAAACAAGTATATAAAGCTTTTTACGACACTGTAATGGGTACTAATTACTTTATAAAGCAGCAAGTTACTCAAGCTTCTATACCTTGTAATGTCGTTTATATCCCACCTAAATATGAAAGGAGGCTTAATGAAAAAGAGTGAGTACTTATATGGTAGACCTATTCAAGCTTTTCCAGATGCTAAAAACCATTATCAATCTAAGATACATTCAGCTAAAGAATTGCTAAAAGAGTTAGTCTCTGTACCTTTAGAAAATAGAGACGAGAAGAGAATTAATGATGTTCTTAAAGCTATCTCATTTAATGAGCAACTTCTAAAGGAGTACTATGAGTAGTCTTAATGAAGCTCTAGAGCAACTAAAAGAATATCTCAAACTTTCTAAAGATCTAGGACAACTACTTTTAGGAGATAATAGTCTTATTAATCTCTACAATGCAGATACTCATAGATTACATGGTAAAGTAGATACTCTAGGAGCTAACACTGGGAGGTGTACACATAGTAATCCTAACATCACACAAATTAGTAAAGATAAAGAATTTAGAGAACTTATGTGTGTCCCAGAAGGTAAGCTTCTAGTAGATGTCGATGCGGATGCATTAATTTTAGTGCATATAAAACAGATTGAACTCGGTGGAACTCCTAGCGTATAAGACGAGGACAATACCGAACTAAGCTTAACTTAATTTAATAATATTCGAAAGGAGATTAAATGCAATATACTTGTTCTATTTGCAAACAAAAGAAAGATATTACAGAGTTCTGCATCAATAGAGCTGAAGCTCGTGGTAGAAACTACTTTTGTAAATCTTGCAAAGCTGATAAGAAAAGAGCTTATTATCACTCAATAGAAGGAGTTATTCAGACTATTTTTGATGCTCAGAAATTGAGTTGCAAAAAGAGAGGACATTCAATGCCAGAATACTCTAAGCAAGAATTAGCTACTTGGCTTCTTAATCAAGAGAAGTTTAAAGAGTTATATTCTGCTTGGGTAGCTTCTGATTATAACTCTAGAAGCAAACCTTCTGTCGATAGATTAGATGACTTTAAGACATACTCTTTAAGCAATATACAATTAGTTACTTTTAGAGAGAATGAACTTAAAGGACATACTGATAGGCATTTAGGTAGAGGTACTCAAGGTAAATGCTGCAAAGCAGTATTGCAGTTTGATGCTAATGGTACTTTTATTAAAGAGCATATCAGTGCTGCATTAGCTAGTAAAGAAGTTCCTAATACTAATAGACAAAATATTCAGAAAGTTTGCAAGGGAGAAAGACCTTTATGTGGAGGATTTCTCTGGAAATATAAAAATTAAATTAAGTTAAGAAAGCGTAACGACTATCCCTTAAGGGAGTACACCATAAGCTAATGATGGTGGAAGCGGTCTGGTATAGAAATATACGTGATATAGTCTGATCTTATAGGAAACTATAAGCAGTTCATAAGAGAACGTAGTAGCCTTTGCGAAGCTACTAGAACACAAATGTAGAATTGGTAATGCTTGGACATTACTTAGGTCCATACGACAATTATGAGTTTGCTCATACTGTAGATACTGGTGATAAATCTAAAGGTACTGACATTCATACGGTAAATCAACATAGAGTTGGATTACCTACTAGAGACCTAGCTAAAACCTTTATTTACTCAGTTTGTTATGGTGCTGGAGAGACTAAGATAGGTATTCAGGTATGGAATAAAGAACCATTCGAGTATACCCAACAAGAGTACTCTACAGCTCTTGAGAAGATAGAGAAAAGGATAGTTTTACTAGATGGTAAAAAGTTCTATCCTATAGCTAAAGGTACATTAGCTCCCTATAACGAGGACTTAATCTATCAGACAATCTATGGTGCTAGAACTTCTCAGATGTTTAGAGATAATACTAAAGGCTATCGTAAGCTAGTTGAAGAGACTACTAAATCTATTAGAGATAGTAAGATCGTAGGCTTAGATGGAAGATTACTCAACGTTAGAGCTGAACATAAAGCCTTTAATCTACTACTCCAGTCTGCTGGAGCTATCTTTATGAAGTATTACCTTATAGAGGTAGATCGACAACTAAGGCAACTCTTTACTCATGGCAAGGAGTTCGCTTATGTAGCCAATATCCATGATGCTATTAACTTAGAAATCTTGCCAGAGATTAAAGACTCTGTCAGAGATATTCTAACTAATAGTTTTAAAACTGCTAGCGATGAATTAGGTCTTAAATACCAAGTACATGGTGAACCTAACTTCGGAGCTAATCAATACGAAACACACTAAAGGAGAAGGTATGTATAAATGGTTATACAATAAAGAAGGATGGATTAATCTTATCTTAGCTGCTGTAACTCTATTAGCCATAGGGATTATCATCTTAATCCTATTAGCAGGTGCTAGAGCTATGGAAGACAACGAGAAGCTATCTCAGAGGCTCACAGAGAGCGAAAAAGCTTTAGCTGATAGTCTTGGCTTAGTTGAGCATAGTATTGCTCTAGAAACAAGCAGAATGAACGAGATTAATACTATCTACGCCAAGATGCGTAATAAAGATATCGATCTAGCTGAGCTAACCTATAGAGCAGCTAGAGAGTATGACATAGATGCAGGATTACTTACAGCTCTGATCAATTCAGAGAGTGAGTTTAGTACTAAGACTAAACATAGTAATCCTACAGTGTCTGGTCTAGGTGGTATTAATGCCAAGTACTGGAAAATACCTAATAAGACTTATGAAGAGCAGATATACGCTACAGCCTTCATTCTTAGCTATTACCTAACTAAGTATAACGGAGACTATATGAAAGCTCTTACAGCTTATAAAGGTATCTCTGACTCAGGTAGAGTTAGAGCAAGACAAGTTCTTAAAGAATATGAGGAGCAACAATGAAATGCATTTACGAATACTATGAAAACGGTACTGGATTAAGTAAAGCTCAAATATCTAAGATAATTAGAGATGCTATGGATAAGCATCCTCTGTTTAAGCCTTTAACTAAACAGATGGATCTACATAGAGTATCTGAGAGAGAAGACCTATTACAGAGGCTATATGACATCTATCACTGCGGAGCTGATGCAGGATTTTCAGGACTAATAGGTTGTATGGATATGTCTAGATTCTTCGATGAGAATGAAGACGATATGCTAGAGTGGCTAAAACAAGAGGCTAATGAGATCGGTTGTAGCTCTACACTAGCATTTTTAGGTGATTATCTAGGTGCAGACCTAGACGATTATAAATGGAGAGCTGTACAAGCTCTAGCTAACTATTTAGCTATTGATGTAATGGAGAGTGAAATATGAAAATAATAATAGCAATGTTACTAGCATCAGCACTATGTTTTGCAGAAGAGTCTATGGTAGTCAGAAATCAATTAGATAGAGTTATCAGACTATTACAAGACCTTAACGATGGACAGAATATTCAGATCATGATGCTTCAAGCTCAACTTAATAGACAAGCCCAAGAACTTGAACAATTGAAAAAGGAGATAAAAAAGTGATAAGAGTATTCAAGAAAAATGAGTTAAATGGTAAGTGGGAACAGCTTAGTATTAACGATGTAGAAATCGATCTAGATGGCATAAGCCTACTAGATCTCTATAAGACTCTTACTCCTAGAGAAAGACAAGATTTCGTATATGCAATGGGTTATGACGAGATAAAAGAATTATGCTCTCTGATTACTCACTACCACCCTTCGCCTTCTACGAAGGCTTCTTCGACTTTTTAAAAAAGGAGGTGCTTAATGGCACGATATTACTATGGAGATATTGAAAGCTCTTGCAAGTTTAAGGCTGAGCTATGGTAGAAATGTTAAGACAAGAGCTGGAAAAATACCAGCTATTCGATAATAAACTACCTAAGTTCTTGCTAGATCTATCTCACTCTATACCTAACTCTAAAGTACCAGAAAGAATGAAGCTTACTATTGCAGTAAGTGAGTTTATTCTATTTATGTCTCAGTTTAGAAGACATATCTTGCACTGGAATACTAGCTTAATACCTATTAATGCTATTACCTTCTGTATAACTGGTAGTGGCGTAGGTAAAGACAGTTCAATCAATATTATGAGAAAGAACTATAAACTAGGTTATGACCATATTAATGCAATCAGAGAAGAGAAAGCAGTAGCTAGAGCTATAGCTAAAGCTAAAGATAGAAATCAAGCTAAACCTTCATCTCCAGAAACTTATTCTAAGTTCTATGAAGCACCTACTCCACTATTCGCATCACCTTCAACTAATGAAGGATATATAGCATATCTAAATGGTATTGAAGAAGATGGCATAGGAGCTGGATTTCTAACTAGCTCAGAGATCGGTAGTGAGCTTCTTGTATCACCTGTAATTACTTCTAACTTTCAGCTTATATCTGAGATGTACGATGAAGGTAAGAAAGAAGTAAAGGTTATTAAAGATAAAGATAAACAATCTAAAGCTATTAAGAATCTAGCAGTATCTGCTTTATTCGTAGGTAGCCCAGATAATATCTTATTCGATACTGAAGTGAAGAAGAAGTTTAAAATGGAGTTTAGCTCTAAGTTAGCTAGAAGAAGCTTCTTTAACTATTCACCTATCCTACCACCAGCTAAAGAGTATCTATCTATAAAAGATCTACTTGCAGAAAAGATTACTCTTGAAGATGAAGCTAAGAAGATTATAACAGAGTATGAAAGCATCTTCTTAGGTATCGCTCAGAGAGAGATAAGTAAGCTCGGTACTCCGTTAAATGTCTCAAATGAAGTTAGATCACTCTTTACTTTATATAAAGAGTTTAACGAAGCTACCGCAGAGACTATAAAGAAACAGTATCCTATATCTAAGATAGTTAGATCTCACTTACAATGGAAGGCTCTAAAGCTAAGTGGAGCAATAGCTCTATTTAGAGGTAAAGATACTATTGAAGCTGAAGACTATGTAGATGCTTGTAAGTTTTGTGAGCTATTAGATGAAGATATGAGAAACTTCGAGATAGAGCTAGTAAAAGAACCCTACGAATTATTCGTAGGATTAGTGCAGCAACTACTCGAAGACAATAAGTGCTTCGTTAATATTCACTTACTTAAAAAGCTAGGGTATATACAAGGTAGTTCTGGCATAGCTAATAAATTAAAAGAGTTAGCTACTCTTGCAGGAAGCTATGATGAAAGTGGTATCTATAGAGCTTTAGAAAATGGTATTGAATATACCAAGATTATAAAAACTAATGCTCTAGGTGTTAGTTATCTAGCTTGCAGTGGCTCTAAAGAAGAGAGAGCTAAGAAATGCTCTAGTGGTTTTACTTATGCAGAAACAGATTTCAAAGCTCTTGGTGATATGCTTACTAAAGACTATGCCTATTCTCCATTTAGATTTAAGAATGGAGTGAGATCTAAAGCTAGTGTGGATAGTGGAGCTAAATGGATATGCTTAGATATTGATAAGAGTCTATTTACTGATGAGCAGACTCATGAGATACTAGCTAACTTCAATCACCATATTGTAAGGACTAGTGATCCTACTAATGCTTATAAGTTTAGAGTACTCTTAGAGTTAGACAGCTTCGTAGATTTAGACGAGAAGACTTATAAAGCCTTCATTAAAAGTATCTGCGAATATCTAAGTTTAGATGCAGATATACTCCCTAAATCTCAAATATTCTATAGCTATAGTGGTAGGAATATTCTTTCAGTCACTAATAAATCTTGCATAGAAGTAAGAGAACATCTACTTCAAGCTAATGATGAAGCTAAAGCTCCACAAGTTGTTAGTACTTTAAATGAAGCTCAAAAGCAAGCTCTACTCTCATCTCCACTAGATACATTCAACTATGCATTTAATGCTAGAGATGGTGAAGGTAGTGTAAGCCTTATACGAGCAGCTAAACATGCTAGAGATTTAGGTATGAATACAGAAGAGATTATCTCACTTATGAATGAGATTAATGAATACTGGGAAGTACCTATGGAATCTAAGAGATTCGAAAATACGATTATAAATCAGATAAGGAACTGGAAATGAGTACAAGAAGTTATATAGGTAAATTAGACGACAAATCCAATGATGTTAAATTTATCTATTGTCACTGGGATGGTTATCCAGAATATGTAGGTTATATGCTGGACACTTACTATAAAGATCCTGAGAAAGTAAATGAGCTACTTAACTTGGGTGATATATCAAGTCTAAAAGAAAACATAATCCCTAAAGGTAAGCATGACTTCGATGAACCTGAAGAAGATGTTACTGTAGCTTATTATAGAGACAGAGGAGAACCTTGGAATAATGTAGCACCTAAGCATACTCAGTTAGCTAATTATGAGAAAGGTGACGATATGATTGATTACTTTTATCTCTTTAAAAATGGTGAGTGGTATGTAGATAGAGAGGATGGTTTAAGCCTATGGACAAGAGTATCAGACTTACTCCAGAACAAGTAAAAATCTATGACTACTTCACTTCAGACAATCCTAAACCTAACAGAATAGTTGTCCTTCGAGGTGCTGCAGGCACTGGTAAAAGTTTTGTACTATCTCAGATAGTTAAAGACTATAAAGGATCTGTTCTAGTAACAGCCACTACTCATAAAGCTAAAAATAATCTTCAAACTTCTATAGGTACTAAGGCATATACAACTCATAGTGCTTTAGGTTTCAATATGACACGTAATGGGATAGAACAATATCTAAGCGATATTAGAGAGCCTATAGAAGCTGATCTTCTAATTATTGATGAAATGTCTATGCTGCCTAATAAAGTCTATCAGAAGGCTTTAAATGGAAGCTATAAGCATATCTTGCTTGTGGGAGATGAATGCCAGTTATCTGCAATAGGTCTTAAAGCAGATATTAAACCTGATATGGAAGTTATTTTAACTCAACAGATGCGACAATCTATCAGTGATCAGAAACTACATCAGTATCTAGAATCACTTAGATCTAGTATTAAATCTAAGCAATTACCAGATTTTAGAAAAGACTTGCCAGATAGCATTATTCTCTACGAGAACCATAAAGATTTCTGTAAAGCTTACTTAGAGTGCAATAGTTCTAAAAGAATATTAGGTTATAGCAATAGTGTTATAGATAGTTACAACAAGGCTTTAGCTGATAAAGAACTCTATTCTGTAGGTGATCTACTAGTTTTAGATAAACCTATAGGCTATTGTAAGAATGGTGATATAGTCGAAATCTATGATGTTCAGAGATCTAATGAAGGTATCTGGGATATTCATGCTATTAGTAATGATGGAGAATCCGTTAGATTTCGTATCTGTAAGAGTAAAAAGCAAGAGAAGTGTATCCTAGATGAAGTTCTTAGAACTGATCCTGAATCTTACTGGAATATAGCAGATACTTATATGCATCCTAAGCATACCTATGCTAGCACTATTCATAAAGCTCAAGGCATGACTTTAGATGAAGTATTCATAGACGCTACAGATATATACAAGCAGTTATATCGAAAACCTACTAGATATAACAACTACAATAAACCTATTAGTGTAGAGGAGTTTCTAAAACTAACATACGTAGCAATATCTCGTATGAAGTATAAAGCTCATTTATTCGTAGGAGAAACAAGAAACTATAAAAACTTAAAGGAGAAAACTTGCAATCAGAAATAGTTGATGAGCTAATTAGGCTCATGTCTAGCGTAAGAAGGATTGTATCTATTCTAATGTCTCAAGATAATAGTACTAAGACATCTTCTAATCTTGTTCAAGATATTAAGAGTGAGATACTAAAACCTACTAGCGAAGTTAAAGATACTAATAACCCTTTTAATCAGCCTAAAGCTAAAAAGCACAGATGGACAGATTCAGAGGTAAAACAGATAATGTATTGTGCTGATCCTAAGACAGCAATGTCTAAAAGACAGTTCTCGTATCTTCTAAGAACTTTACCTAATAGCCTTACAGCTACTGCAGTAAAGAATAAGGTCTATGACTTAGGTCTTGCAGTCAAGAAAGGAGTTGTATGTTCACGAACAGAGTAAAGATAATTCAGGTAAATGAGTATCTATGTGAGATAGAAACTGAAATTAAGATCACTAAAGAGCAAGCTATAGGTATGGCTCTTGAATACTTTGAGAGAGCTTCTGACGAAGAGAAGCAAGAAATGCTCATAGAAACAAGAGAGACAGGAGAAATACAATGACTCCATTAAAACCTATGAACTATCAAGAGAACTACTTAGATCTCTTGCCTGAAGGAAGTTTCAGAATAAGTCCATCTAGTGTAGCTAAGTTCACTGAAAAAAAGTGGGAATGGTATCAAGAGAACGTCTTAGGTAACAAGATATTCGAAGGTAGCACTTCTACTGTACTAGGCTCATGCGTTCATAGAATAGCAGAGAGCTATATTAAAACTAAAGCAGTAGATAAAGATGAATTGTATGCTTATATAGATTCTCAATCTAATCCAGAAATAGATAAAGAATATATAAAAGATCAGTTTATACCTATGGGTCAAGCACTTATAGACTATCTAAGAGTATTCGGGATACCAGATAGAAGTGAAGAAGCTATAGCTTGTAAGATTGTAGATAATGTTTATGCAGCAGGAACAGCTGATGCAGTCATCGGTGATACTCTCATAGATTTTAAAACTACATCTAAGACAAGTATAGATGAAACTTATATGCCTAATAACTATAAGTGGCAATTACTTACTTACGCCTATATCTATAGAAAGATGGGAATAGATATTAATCGTATTCGCATAGTATGGATAACTAATAATATAGTTGGCAGAGTAAGTGAGAAAACTGGTAAGCCTCTAAAAGACTATCCTTCTCAAGTGATCCCTGTTACTCAAGTTATTACTGATGAGGATATGCAATTCATTGAAGACTACCTTAGATTGATTGCTGAGACTTATCTCAAAGGTGTAGAAGATCCTAAGTTAGTCTATCTACTCTATTCAGATTACAGATTAAAGGAGAAATGATTGAGTACTAAAATACTTGTAAGCGGTTATGAAGCTAGTGGTAAATCTACCCTAACTTCTAAAATAAAAAATGCGTTGGTTATAAACTTCGATAAGAAAGAGTATAGCTTTAATGTACCCCATGCTAATTTTAAAAACTATGAAGGCATGGAGAGTGTAATAACTTTTATCAATGACAAGATAAAAGCATATAAGGAAAAGTTTAAAGAGTTTCCGAAGTTCATAGTTATCGATACTGTCACTCAACTCTATGCAGCAATGACTAGATATAACTCTGTTAAATATACAGGCTTTAAAATCCATGAACAGAACAATATTGATACTCTAGATTTAAATAACTATATCGAGAATGTTCTGATAGCTAATGGAGTATCAGTAGTCATTGTAGCTCATACAATGGTAGATGAGAAGAGTGATAGGCATGTTATACCTGCTCAAGGTCAATTCGCTAAAGCAGGCAGTTGGTTATCTATAGTAAACGATAGTTTATTTATAGAGAAATCTAGTGGTAAGTTAGTTGTCTATTTTACTTCATTCAAGTATCCAGCTAGAACAACATTAAAAGACTTACCAGATAAGGTCGGAATAAACGAGTTTGATATCAATGAATATCTTAACAAGCTAGTAAATGCTAAAAATGAAATTGAAGAATATATACTATAAGGAGTAAAAATGAGTTTCTTCACAGCAAGCATAGATAAAAAAGCTATTGCAGAAAACGGAAAAGAGTTTATCACTAAGAGTGGTATTTACGACGTAGTTATTAAGTTCGTCAGCGTTAAAGTCAATGATCATGGTGCTAGAAGCCTAAACTTCAATGTACTATATCAAGGTAGTGAAACTACATTGTACGGACTTAAACTAGATAACAATGATGGAAGTGAAAACTTTCAGAGAAATATCTTTAATAAACTATGTGTTATTGCAGGTATTCAAAATGTTAATGACCCTGTAAAAGAGGTACATAAAGTAGGACGTGATCAGAAAGAAGAGTCATTCGATGTTCTAGATCAGTTCAATGACTTACCTGTCAAAGTCAATATTAGATTTAGATATTCTAAATACAATGGTGAGATCAGAGAACAACGTGAGATTATGGGCTTTTACAGAGAAGATGGTGCTACAGCTAGTGAGATCGTATCTGGTACAGCAGTAGGTGTACAACTCGAAAAAGATAAAAAGTATGCTGAGAACAATCGCTATGATGATGGTCTTACAATCGCTGATGTTGAAGCTTGGAAAGCTAGTAAATCTACAGCTAATGCAGCACAAGCTCCTAAAGATATAAAAGTTCAGACAGCTGACAATCCTTTCAGATCGTAATGTACGCAGCGATAGATACTGGATCTAACGGTGCTTTAGTTATAGAAACTTCTCCCCTTACATTTATAGACTTTAAATCCCAAAACTTACAAGGCTATATCTATGCCTTGAAATCTAATAAAGTAGATCTATGTATTGTGGAGAAAGTTCATTCTATGCCTAAGCAAGGTGTTAGTTCTACTTTTAGTTTCGGACAGAGATTAGGAGAGATAGAAGGAATACTTCAAGCACTTGAAATCCCTTACATTATGGTCTCTCCGCAAGTTTGGCAGAAAGCTATAGGTATCCCAGCTAAAGCTGATAAGAAAACTATAGCTAATACCTTAATCAAGCTTTACCCTAATGCTTCTATCTATGGAGCTAAGGGAGGCTTACTAGATGGCAGAAGTGATGCCCTAGGTTTACTTCATTATGCTCATACTAAATACAAGGAGGAATAAATGCTATATAAGGATTTTATCGACGAAGTAGCCTCTAGGTCAGGTATGTCTAAGAAGGGTACAAGAATTACTCTATCTAAGACATTCGAGTTAGCTAGAGAGATCTTACAGAAAGAAGGAAAGCTTAATTTCCCCACCATAGGTCACTTCAAGTTACTTAAAGTGCCTATCACTAATCTTAGTGGTAAGAAACAGATAATTAGTAAAGTGACTTATACAAGTTCTTATACTTTAAAAAAACTACTGAAAGGTAAGAAATGATCGAGGAAGTTCTAAACGAGAGACAGGATACTCATGGTGACTATAGATTAGTCAGTAAGATTTCTCAGATACTTAAGGATGTCTGCGAAGCTCATTTACAGTCAGACTTAACTCCAGCCAAGGCAGAAGCCTTAGATATGATCTTACATAAGATTGCAAGAATAGTCTGTGGTAATGGTAACTTTAAAGACCACTGGGTAGATATAGCTGGCTATGCAACTCTTGCTGCTAAAGATGAAGAACAAGACAGAGATCTTTTATTGTTTAAAGAACTCTGCGAGATCGTAGTCTATAAAACAGAAGACGAAGAAGCTAGAAAACAAGCTATCAGAGATTTCTTTAAAACAATAAGAGGGGAGTAAATCCCCTTCTTAAGTAAGGATACTTATATGACTAAAGGCGAAGCATTAGTTAGGCAACAAGAAAGTCAGCGAATGGTGAATGGTGTCTGGGTATTCGATGAACTTGAGCCTTACGAACCTTTTGCGACTAAAGCTGAAGCTTTCGAATACTATGGAAGAAAGCTAGATGAATATTGGCTTAGCAAGATAGAACTACATAAGAAGTCTAGATTTACTAAGCAAGATATTCTAAAAATATTAAAAGGTAGATACCTAAATGGAGAACAATAATGAACAACTTACAAGAAAAGATTGAGCTTCTTAAAGCTTATAAAGAAGGTAATACAGTAGAGAGGTATGATGACACATCTAATACATGGTGTAAGGTAATTCACGATATTTGGGATTTCGAAGATGGTACATATAGAGTTAAATCCGATAGAGATACTAAGTTTAAAGTAGGAGATACTCTTGTATTTAAAGCCTCTGAAGAAGGGTTATGTCCAATGACATATACAATCACAGACATTGACGAAACCAATTATAAGTTTGAATATACAAGTCCTACTGCTATCGAAGAGGTAAATAAAGATTTCATCAACGAAAGAGATGTCTTATGGTACTTCGAGATATACGACTATATCTCTAAAGAGTACTCAATGTACCCTAAGAGAATAACTAGAGCTGAGTTAGAGAAAGAATATGCATCTAAACACGATACTTTTAGATGGAAGCCTATATACGCTCTTGGATTTAAACTAAAGGAGAACTAATGTTTGAGAAAGAGATTAAAGAAACTGTTGATAGATATATCTCTAAAGGATGGTATCTAGAGAAGTATAGAAAGATACCTATTCAAGAAGATATTGTTAAACATATATCTGAAGCTACTCCATATACTTATGAGATTATAAACAATCTTATTGCTTATTCAAGCTTGCATAGCAAGATATGCAATATAGTTAAAGAGGAGTTTCCGTTACTCGATAACTGCATTAGCTTTATGAAAAAGGAGAAACTGAAAGCTCTTGACTTTAATACTCTCTTAACTAAGGAGAATAGCATAACGTTTGATGAAGAAGCAATGCAGCTTAAGCTAAGGATTATCCAAGAAGAGTTAAAGCCTTATACTAATAGGTTATTTAACGAATTACCACTAATGGAGAGCAGGTCTAATGCTCTATTCGATACTGTATCTAAGGAGGATTAATGAGACCACTGAAGTATAAAGCATACATCAAGGACTACAATCAGATAGCTGATGTAGAAATACTAGAACTACTACCTAACGGAAAAGCTCAGAGTGTCATAATAAGAGATGATGAACTAAACGAAGAAGTCTATAGAGTTACTCAAGGACAATTCGAACTATTAGAATTTACTGGACAGCATGATAACGAAGGCGATGAAGTATATACAGGATATGTTATAAAATGTTCTGAGTACCATACTTTAAAATGCCTTAGAGGCATCAGAGCAGAAGTTATCTGGGATAATGATTTTCTCACTTATGGAATAGATACTCCTACTAGGGAGGGATTTATATCTCTTAGTGAGACTAATGAGTATAGCATTATAGGCAACATCTACGAGAATAAGGAGTTACTAAATGTGTAAGTTTTCAGATGGAGATCTATTAATACATAGGTTTAGAGAAAGACAAACTATAGATCCACTAATGTACTTTGAAGTAGTTACTGGGCTACAACAAGGAGAATACTTCTTATCAGACTATGGCACTATAGATATAAAACAAGCTGAAAGAGAGTACGTTAAGGTTACTGATGTCTTATGGCAACATTACATTCTAGATACTACAACTAATAAGCTGACACCTTACAATGGTCCTATGACTATTGAAGAAGCTAGAGATCTATATGCTCCTAGTAAGACTACAGATAAGATACTACTTACAGCTTACTGGGAAGGGTTTAGAATACCTATTGAGATGGAGTTCGTTGAAGACGATGTCTTAGTACGTAAGTCTGATGCAGGACGATCTTTAGAAGATAATGATAAATATCTACCTAAAGTTGTGGAAGCTAATCAATCTGAAGAGATCTATTACCTATCTAATGGGATATCTGTAAGTTTTAAGACAGCTCATGATGTATATCTAGATGCTTTCGATGATAATGTCTTATGGTACTGGGAGTTTAAGACAGATGGTGATTGGTCTATGCCTACGTCTACTAGAAAGTCTTTTCAAGAGACTTTAGAGATCACTAGTATAGATGGTAAATCAGTTACAGAGAGGCGAATACTTTATAGTCTCGGATTTTCAATAAAGGAGTAAAAGTGAAAAAGTTTTATGAAGTTAGAATAGTAAATGAAGATAGGCAACATTTTCATAAAGCATTCTTAAAAGAAGAGAATGCTGAGAAAGAAGCTGCTGAGCAGAACGCTAGAATACGAAAAGATAGTGATAAAACTATCTTTATAGTTAAGGCTCATGTATTCGCAGATAGCGAGAACTGATATGAGTGAATCTGAACTTCTTAGTATATTTACAAGAGCTTTAGATTTATCTCTATCTAAAATTGTAGATACCCTAGAACTAAGAGAGTTACAGAGAATGTATCCTAAAAAGATCAAGGGTAATACTCAAGCTGCAGAGCTATTAGGTATCACTCCTAATGCTCTTAGGCTTAGAGTATTTAAGGCTATCTATCTACCTAATATTCATTATAAGAAAATTTCAGATAGGATATTAGTTTGGGATAGAGATGCCTTACTACAAGAAAGGTTTAACAATGAAACTATACAAGCGTAATAATATTATTTATGCTGATTATGTTAAGGGAGGTAAGCGATACAGACAGAGTTTAAAATTAGAATGGAATAAGACTAATCTTAACTATGCTAGAGTAGAACTGATACCTAAGCTTATGCAAGATAAGCCTAGAGAACTAATGCTCTTCGATGCCTTAGATTTATCCCTAGAACTAGATGAAAACTATTTACGTAATTCTTCTCTGCAGAATATTATCTATACTATATCTAGTATAAAGAAGATGGTTAAAGATAGGAGTATTCAAGAGATCACTGTCATAGATATAGAAAAGTTCTCAATTATGCTATCTAAGCAAGGCTATTGCTCTAATACTATTAAGAATTATTTAATGGTACTTAGTAAAGCTTTTAGGTATGCTATAAAGCAAGGTATTATTACCTTTAATCCAGTCTATAGTATAAAGGTAAATACTAAACAGAGCTTGACTAGAGTTGTATATTCTAAAGAAGATATACCTAGATTGATTAATAGTGCTAAGGGTGAACTTAGGCTTGTATTATTACTAGCTTTCTATTCTGGAGCTAGGATAGGAGAGATACTAGCATTGACATCTAAAGATATATCTAGTGAGTTTATCTCTATATCTAAGACAATAGCCATTAATACTGGTGGATTACATCCTACTAAGACTAATAAACCTAGAGTTGTCTATATACCTAAAGAAATCCTAGCAGAGTTCAATAACTTCGAAGGATTTACCATGTCTTATCAGAGACTAGGTAGAGCATTTCAGAACTTATGTAATGCTTTAGATTTACCTTACGCAGGATTTCACAGTCTTAGACATACCTATGCTAGTTTATTACTCAACGATAAGGTTAATCCATTAATTATTAAAGAGGCATTAGGACACTCATCTATGAAAATGTTAGAGCAAGTTTATGGACATTTTACTGGAGTGAAGACTGAAGATAAAGAAGCTATAAAAGCTAGTCTTGACACGATTAGGGTACATCAAGACTAGAACGAATTGAAATATGGGCTTTTAACAATATTGCAAAAATATTTCTTAAAGCAAAAAATAATCTCTATAATGTGCATTTCTATCCTATATTTAGACATTCTAGTGATCTTAGAAATTATCCTAAGACTAGTAGTATTTCTAAAACTTGGCACAAACTATGGCACACTAGGGGAAAATCCCCTAGTATTATTTAAAATATTGAAAGCTAGCTGGTGTCATTGCATTACCTAGTTGAGTAATAGGATTAGAGAATAGGACATCATAATTCTTCTCAATTACTGAAGAATCGAATGGTGTCTCTAGATCTAAGCCAGCCTTAGAGTTCAATAGTATACCGAATAAAGCTTGAGCTGGTTTCTCTTTTAGTATATCACTAGTCAATACCTTCTGTATTCTAGTAAAGAACTTAGAGAACATCAAGAAGCCTCTCTCTTCTAGAGCCTTTCTAGCTGGAGACATAGGTATATCGTAGTTAATGAAGCTATCTATAATTCTGTTATAGATCTCGTCTTTAGGCAGACCTTGCCTCTCTAGCTCTTTTTTAAGAGCATATCTAGCTACGAAGTCAGATGCACTCAGTATCTTAGCTAATGTCTGATACATTGTAGTCTCTTTAGTTATAAACATAGTTTCTAGTGCTGTTCTTACAGGATAAGGTAACTTAGCCTTGATAGCATCTATCTTCTCGTCTATAGCATCTTTACTATCCTCCATAGATATATCTTCTACGATCGAAGTAAATAGACCTTTCTGAATCATCTCTTTAATAGGAGAATCGTTGAGCCTTCGCTTGATATTCTCTATCTCTGCTTTATTCACTCTTTTACCAGACTTCTCTAAAGTCTGAAGCTCTTTTAGTCTATAAACATTCTTTCTATATTCTTCTAGTAAATTCACTCCCTCGACATGATCATCCCACATCTGCTTAGGATTACCACCTTGCATTAGTATAAGGTTGAAGTTACTGATAATGTTAGAAGTAATTGTCTTAGTATTCTTAGCCACTACATTACTCTTAGCTATCTTAGTTGCTTTTTTAACTAAGGTATCTGCCATTAAAGCTATTCGTTTTAATTGTCCAGAAGAGAGTGAAGAGAATGCTTTAGTCTTTTTAATATCTATATCTCTAAAGCCGAATACCCAATTAAGCATATCTGCTCTGATCATTATAGGTCTATCAGCAAACTTCTCTTCGAGTTTATCCAAGAAAGGTTTAGGTAATAGTCTATAGATCTCTTGTATTCTCTCGTCTTTAGAATGCTTAGACAATTCTACGAATGGTATCTTGAATGGATTAACTTCAGAAGCATGATCTATATAGTAGTTATATAGACTTGTAGCTACCTCTTCGTTATGTTTAATAGTAGCAATTTTATCTTGAGTTGTAGAAGCATACTGGGCTAGAGATTTAAAGATATTAGTATCCATACCTACTATCTCACTCTTGACACCTTTATTCATAGTATATCTAAACTGATCGAAATGTCCTGTAGCATCTAGTGTAGGAACTAATGAAGGTTGATCACTAAGTACTCGTTGAGTTCTCTTAAACATTGCATCAGCATTAGCCCTATGCTTTTGCTCTACAGCTTTTAGAGTAGCTAAGAACTGCTCATTACTTACTCCATTACCACTAGTTATATCTTGTACATAGAGATCATTCAAGGTATGACCTCTAGATTGTAAAGATGTAAGCTTAACAGCAGCCTTATTCCACTTAGGTGCATTACTTACCCATTCATTTACATAGAATGCTCTAGGAGCAGAGAATGTATCTGCATCGTCTTTAGTAGTAATATTGGCTACTAGTTTATACCCTTCTGTCTTTAACCTATCGGCTTCATCTACTCTTGCTATAATTACATCAGTATCTGCATTATATACCTCAGATCTATAGCCTTTAATAATATTAAACTCTGATCCATTAAATAACTTCTTACGAGCTACCTCATTCTGAGTTTCTAAGAATGAGAATAATCCTTGCATAGCAGATTTCTCATTAGCTATCTTATCTATAACTAACTCTTTAGACTTCTTAGGCAATTTATCTATAGCTTTCAGAGATACTAATTCATCTATTAGATCTACTATTAATGAATTAGAAGAAGTGATAGCCTTAGACGAACCAAGCATCTTAGCTATATTCTCTGCATTAAGAAGCTGTCCATCTTGATCAGCTTGATTAGTTGCCATATAGGTAGCTAGACCACTAGCTTGAGCTTCAATGAAGTTGTAATACTCTTCAGGTTTAACTTTAGATAGAGCTTCATATCCTTTAGCTAGATCCAAAATCTCTTGTCTGATCTTAGCTTGTCTGTCTTTTATCTTATCCTTATCTTTTAAGTACTTAGATACTTCATCTAATGAGTACTTCTTAACAAGATAACCCATATCAGTATCTAACAAGGCAATACCTAAGTTCTTAGCTTCTATGTCATCTAAAGGTTTAGAGAATAGATTAGCTAAGGTTTTCTCGGTTACTGTCTTAGTGGCTAAGGCATCAGCATCAATTCTGTTAGCAGTATAGATATATCCTTCTATTGTTCTACCTAGTTTATCTGCTTTAGTAAAGTCTTGCCATAGAGTATGTAACCAGCCACCATATCTAGCTACTTGTATTTTGTGCATAAAGCTTTGTAATACTTCTCGCTTTTCAGGGTGAATAGCAGCTTCTACTTGTAGTTTTACCATATTAGTTAAAGAATCTAGGTAAGACTTAGGATACTCATTCACCTTAATTGTCATATTGTTCTTCTTAGCCCAATCTATAAAGGCATTAAAGCTAGCTTTAATCTTATCGTTAGCTTTCTCGAATGCTGCATCGTACAAGGCTCTTACCATAGTCATCTGCTTAGCTCTAGCTTGGACTACTCTAGCATTAGCGTTAGCTAGTTTTAAATCTAAAGCTAATAAGGCATCGTATAAGCTACCTGATTTAGCTCCCTTGAATGTCTTATTAAAGGCATAAGAAATAAAGTCTTGTACTACTTCGACCATTCTTTCGAATAAGTTAGTAGCCTTAGACTCTTTACGCCTATGCTCGTAAGGTATACTCTTTAGTTTTTCTACTAGAGTTCTATCAGTTATACCCATAACCATAAACTCATTCAAACTATTTAAGTAAGCTTCACTACTAGAGCTAGTTGTAAAGTGTTTATACATCTTCTTAGCTATCTTCATATCTTCATTAGCATCTCCAGTAGATACTTTAGGCAAAAAGTCTTCTACTTCTAGATACTTGATAGCTTGAGAATGTATCTCTTTTAGATACTGTCCTTCTCTAGAGTTAAGCCCTGCTGTTCTAAGACCATATTCTAAACTAGCGTGGAGTACTTCGTGAGTATAGGTTTCTTCTAGACTCATACCAGATCTAGTTGGAGTAGAAGCTCTTACTATCTTAGATACTCTAGTATAAGGATCGAATGAACCTTCGTGCAACTTGCTCTTAGCTTCTTCTATTCTGATTTTTAAATCTTTCAGAGACTCTTTAGAAGCATTGATCACTTGCTTAAAGACATCTTGTAATTGCTTACTATGATTTTCATCGTATAAGCCATCTAGCTTATCTATAGATCTCATTTCAGCTTGTTTAGATAGGAGTGTCTCTGGATTGCCATCATAAGTGAACTCTTCAGTAAGAGTACTATCTGTATTCTCATTAGAGTTATTAGGAGAATGAAGAGATTTATCTATAACTTGACTATCAAGAATGCTTCTAATCTGACCTTGTACGAGATCTAAAGAGACATCTTCTGAATGCTCTAAATAATGAAGCACTTGTTTTAGTACAGGACTTGCTGACTTAACTTCATTTATATAATCATTGAATGCTGTAAATCTGTCAGATACTCCACTAGCACTTCTTTCTCCTGATTGTTTTTTAGACTCTTCAGTGAGAATAGAATTAACCTTATTCACTGCTTCTTGAAGTACAGGCATAGATATATTACCAGATCTAATGTATTCTCCAACTAGGGTAGCTTCTAATTTATTGAATGCTTCAGCTTCTTCTTTAAATCTAGGATTGTTAGGGATATTACTAGGTATACCCAATTCTCTTAATTTATTAATCTCTGATAAGAATTGTTTAGCTTCTTCTTTAGATGCAGCTATACCACTATATAGGTCAGTAAATATCTTTTCAGCATACTCTATTCTATCTTTCTCTTCGAAATCTAAAGAAGTTTGAGATTTAATCAATTCATGCTTTAATTCTTTTAAATCTTCTATTAAATCTCTCTGGCTATCTTTTTTAAGCTTAGCTATTACACTATCAATTATATCTACTCCTTTAGTTTTAGTCATAGTAGGAGTAATTAGTAATCGCTTTAGCTCTTTAGGATCGTTAAGAGTACCTGTAAGAGTATACTCACTGCCTTCGATACCATTCTGTAAGTTATCATAGACTACTGAAGCATGCTTTAATATAGTTCTATTAACTTCACTAGATATAACAAAGTCATTGAAGGTTAAGTCGTTTTTCTCCATATCAGAAGTGGTTGCTACATCTTTTATCTGTGAGGCTAGTTCTCTAACTAAGTTACGATTTTCAAGATCTATAGAGGCATTCTCGTTATAAATCTTATTAACTTCTTGAGCTTTCTTAGCAGATATGACTAAAGCATCATGTACTGGTATTACATGTATACCAGATTTATCTATCACTACAATAACTATACCTACATGAGTTCCATCTATACTATGGATTATTAATACGTTAGATGCAGCACCTACATCAGTAAACATAGAATACTTACCATTTATAGTCTTAGCTATCCACTTAAACTTACTATCAGTCATTTCAGTCTTAAGTCTTTGCATAGTAACTTGTCTCTTATAGTTATCGTTAGTCTTATCTACTTTATCGAATATAGAAGACTTAGCATTACCTACAGAGTCATCAGCTAAGTAAGACGTATAAGGTAAAGGATGTTTCTTAAGTACTTCTTTCTCTATAGCCTCTTCTTCAGCTATAGTTAGAGTATCTGTATTTAACTCTTCTTTTCTTATAGTCTTAGCAGCTTCGATCTGAGTAGCTACATCATTAATCCTTGCATTAACTCCTTGATTTATGGCTTCATTCATCTGACGTACGAATGGGTATGTAGCTTCTAGAGTTGCTATAGCAGGTTCATTAAGTACTGAGAAGTATAGTGCATCTAATAGTTGTCCTACAGTATACTTCTTCTTACTAGTAGTACCATCTGAGTCTGTAACGTCATCTAGCCATATCTCTTTAGCTAGAATACCTTGATCAGAGTTAAGGTACTCCTCCATAGGTTTCTTAACTTTTTCAATATCTAAGTTACTCTTATCTAGATTTACTATATTAGCTAGTATCTCATACGCTTGCTTACCAGCAGGATCGTTTCTTTTAACATAAGCGTAAGCTAGTTTAGGCAATCCTTCAGTGAAATACCTAGATAGATTAAGTATAGAAGCTTTCTCTCCAGCACCATAACTAAAAACTTGAGATATAGGCTTAGCTGCTTTTCTAGCTTTAGAAGATACTTTACCTTCATCTAGCTCGAATGTATGAGATACCTCTTGAGAGATTTTACCTGATAGATTTTCTATTAATCTAGATAGAGTAGCACTAGATTTTTTACTTGGATTTAGTCTTAAGAACTTGTGAGCATTGTTTATAGCTTCGCTAGTATTAGCCTTACCAGCTTCTAGGTATTCACCTATATTCTTAGCAAACCTTTGGTACAAGTCAAGAAAGCCTTTATCGTACTTGTCATTGATCCTTTCACTAGTATTAGTACCATAACTAACTCCACCAGCTGCTAGATTATCTACATAGTCAGGAGATAACATATACTGATTTAGTTTTAGTATAAGACCATTGTTTATACCATCAATCTCTGTAGTTATTGTAGTCTCGAATGAGTCCTTACTACTATTTCTAGCATTAACTAGATCTCGTATGGCTAAGGCAGCTTGAATAGCATGAGATACTTCTTCTATCTCAATAGTCTTACCAGCTATCTTATGTTCTTTACCATCGCTTATAAGAGCTTTTATAAACTTCAAGTAGTCTTTAGGATCACTCTCAGCGAACTTCTCTACGATAGCTTTACCAAAATCTATTGAAGACTTAGTAGCTTTCTTATCGGTCTTAAATCCGAAGGCTTGAGCTATAGATATATAAAATGCTGGAGTAGTAACTTCACCATTCTTGATCTCATAAGTGTCTTTAGAATCCACTGGAGTTACTAAAAATCTATGGAACTTAGTCGCTTGAGGGTTTATATTAGTACTTCTCATAAAGAACCTATTATTCTTACTCATAAACGAGTCAAAATATATAGGAGCTGTACTATCTTCTGAATTGATGTAATGCTTCATAGATTCTATCGATTGCTCAATCTCTCTGTTCTTGCCTTTTACAGAATCTAAATCTGAAGGTAAGATATACTTAGGACTATTAGGATCAGTAGTAGTCTCGTCTAGTTCTATATAGCCCATACCTTTCTTTAGAGCTTTTACATAGCTTTCATCATTAATAATCTCTGTTATAGCTTCTCTATCTATAGGCATGTATGGAGTAGTCTTAATTACATTAAGAGCTTTCTTATGTATAGTAGATATTTTAGTATTGCCCTTACCTTTTATATATGTATATGGACTGTCATCTACTTCAGGTTTTTCAGTCATATATGAAGATACTTCAGCTTCGCTATCTTTTAAAGCAAGTGAAAGATTATTCATCTTCTTATATAGATCAGTATCTCCATCTAGCTTTAAGAACTTACGATAGTTTACATTGCCTAAGCCATAGAAATTAACTTTAGTACCGTTCTTAGAGTCTATCTCCATAGAAGTCTCTTTAACTAAGTCATTCTTGATTAAGGCTCTAACTGCATATAACCCTAGCTCTTGTTCTATTAAAGATAACTCTTCTGAACTAGTATTCTCTTTATTCACACTAAAGCCTATATCCTTTAAGACTTTTCTACCTATAGCAGGTAACGCTGTAGAAGCGAAGGTATGTGTCATAGCTGTTTTTATAAACTGATCGTTTATAGCCTCTTCAGGGAAACCCATCTTAGATATAGTATCTAGTGTATCCATATAGTCAGCAGTATAGTTCATAGGACCTGTTATAAGCCATTCTAAGCCACGATACATCAAACTAGCTCTTACTCTATTGTCATTGAGCAATAAGCTTGCAGGAGCTTTCTTATCGCCATTTTTACTATCAGGTAAGATTGAGACTAGATTACCTTTCTCGTCTGTAAGCCCTACTCCTTTTAGTAGTGTCATATCTAATTGAGTATAAACTGATGCTCCTAAGAAGTCTCTGATATTATTGACTGCTGTCTTAGGATCTTTTACTAGAATACCATTAGCTTTCTCACTTGGTTTAAAATGAAAATTAAGTTGTGTAACTTTAAGCTTATGCTCTTCAGGCATATTATTTTCTTGATCTAAGAGAGTATCCATAATAGGTTTAGAATCTACCTCGATAGGTTCTAAAGGCTTAGGTTCAGGTTTCTTAGGACTTGTCTTCTCGATAGGTTTAGGAGCTGAAACGGTATCTAAAGTAGGTTTAGTACTAGGTTGAGAGACTTGCTCAGGCTTCGGTTCTGCCTTAGGTTTAGGCTCTTGCACTTTTTCTTGAGTAGGCTCAGATTTAGCTTCTTGTTTAGGTGTCGGTTTAACCTCTGGCTTAGGAGTAGGTTTAGGCTCTACTTTAGGTTGAGTATTCTCTGCCTTAGTTTCTGGCTTAGGTTCAGTAGTTTCTTTCTTGGAAACATCTTGTTTAGATTTAGTCTTATAGGCTACTAGACTACTAATAGTATCTATTGTATCTATCTCGTTTCTAAGTTCAGCTAACTGTTTAGTTAGAATATTATTAGCTTTCTCATTAGGTCTCTTAATCCATGTATGGTAGCCTTCGTGCTTGTCGTCTTCACGATCTATAGCACCTTTAATTACTTCTACTGGAGTATCAGCTGAAGCTTGCTTAGGTATTCTGAAAGTATATACTGATCCATCAGTGATAGGGTACTTACTTGCATACTCATATAGTTTAGCTTTATTCTCTTGAGACTTTTTAAAGCTAGAGATATTCTCACTCATTTTAGATAAGTCTTCTTTAGAAGTTCTAGAAGACATAGCTTTAGCTAGATAGTTAGTAAGTGAAGGTCTTTCTTTACCATATTTATCTGTAAAGCCTTCTATGAATATATCTTTAGATATATCGTGATAACCCTCTTTACCGTTAGCTAAGTTATCTTTAATACTAGTAGCTAAGCTAGTAACTGCTTTATACTCTTCTGGTGAAAAAGCATTAGGTGAGTTTTGAATGTCGTTATATGCACTCATAAGAGTATTGTAGTTATTCTCGATCTCCTTAGCTCTTGAGCTATTGTTGTTAGGGCTATGGAGTTCTTGACCTTTTAGCATACTCTCGATTATCTCTGGCTGTTGCATTCTAAGAGCAGCTAAAGTACTCTCTAGCGGAGTCATACTTTCTATTACATTATAGTCAGGATTTTCTTTTTTACGAGCGAAGTGTTCTTGGATAATCGGACCTATGTTTTTAACAGTATTCTGAACTTCTTTAGGTAGCTTAGAGAAGTTCTCAGTCTGACCTATATAAGATAAAGCTCCACCTATCTCACCCATAAACTCTTTAGTTGTAGGAGTTTCTGATGGAGTACTAGCCCTAGATATAATATCTAAAGCTTTATCTAGTTCTTGATTATCTATAGGCTCACTAGAAGCATTAGCAAGATCAGTATTGACTTCTTTATCGTTAGTTCTAGTATAGATATCTTTAGCTTTAGTGTAGATACTCTTACTTGTATTGAGAGCAGTCGCTGGGATATGAGTACTAGCTCCGATAGATCCTCCTACTAGTCCTCCAGCTATAGCTGCATCTCTAGCTTGTTCTTCTTTCTCAACTGCTGTTAGATCAGGTCTAGCACTTAGTTCTAGTTTAGTTTGTAGATACTCTATTGGAGCTTCACCTAATGCACCTACTGCAGCTCTACCACCTAGATAGCCAGCAGATTTAGCACCTTGTTTAGCTATACCATTTAGAGCATACTTTAATACTTCTTTAGCTGTTAGGTCTTTAGCCTCTTCAGAAGCTGTCTTAGAGAATGTAGGCATCATCTTAGAGATAATACCACCTTCGCTAGGAGTAAAACCATTCTTAGCTATTCTAAGCATATCTTCTTCAGGCAATGACTTAGTTAGATAACCAGCTACTTCTTTTAGATCAGCATTGTAAAGACCTTTAGGCATAGATTTACTCATACCTTTTAGTAAGGCTGAAGCTTCTATGTAGTTTAGACCTGTATAAGCTAAAGCAGCAGGAGCTTGTTCTAGGATACCATCTATACCTACCTTATCTTTATAGACATCTTTATCACTTAAACCTTGCATTCTAGCTAAAGCTTCTCTTTTATCTATATCCATATTAGTAGCTTTAGTTAGAGCATTGATACCAGCTACTCCTAATTGAATACCTTTACCTAATCCACCTGTAGCTATAGTAGTAAGTACTTCAGGGTGAGTTAAAGACTCAGTAGCCATACCACCTATAGTTTTAGCCATATCCCATACTGAGTAGTTATCTCTATCCCATTGTCGTCTTAAGCTCTCAACTGTATTAAGACTTTGAGCATTGATGTCTTTACTAGCTTTAAGAGCCTTATTACCCATATAGTTCAAGCCATCAGTTACTCCTGACATCAGTAAGCCATCATCTGCTTGAGCTTTCTTCCAGTTCTTATTCCAACGTTGAGCTAAACTAAGACCATCGTCTTGAGTATGAGTAGGTAGTACTCCATCTAACATATATCCAGCAGTATCTACTACATCTCCTAGACCTTTTACTGCTCCACCTATACCTTTTAAAGCATCTCCACCCCATTCTAGGGCTTGAGACTTAATAGTACCCATAGTTGTAAAGTCATGAGCATCATCAGTAGGTACATAGTCGTCAGTGAATACTCCTGCAGCATTCTCTAGTCTATTAACCCCTAGTTGTCTTGTAAAACGATTAGCTAGTTCTCGTCTAGTAGTATTGAGTTTAGCCCTATCTTTATCTAATTCTGCATCTATTATATCTTGTTGCATTAGACTAAGCTGTCTTCGTTGTTCGAACTCATCAGCTCTCTGTCCATTCTCTATTGATTTCTGCAATCCATGTAGCTGTTTATTTATACTCATGCCTCTAGCTAATAGACCTTCAGAAGTTAATCCTGTTAGATCTGGAGTGGCATAAGGATTACGAGCATTTAAGGTCATATTTCGCTTAAAGTTAGCATACTGCTCTCTCCTAGCTTGCTCTGCTGTAGCATTAGCTAACGTCTCGTCAGCTAAGTCTAAACCTATCTGATAATCGTCTGGCTCTAGTTCTGCTAACTTATTTGTAAAGGCTTGTTGAGCTTTAAACTTCTTGTCTGCTAAACCCATATTTTCTCCTTTATGGTAATATTTTTTAAGGTAATAGTATTATTATATCTAACTGAAGAATGCAATAGTAATAGGGTAAATTAATTGTATGGACATCCTTTTCGAATATTGTAATTTTAAGTTTATTTTTATCTATCTATTTTAAAATATAGCTCAGAAGAATAGCTAATATTCGTAACTTTATCGTTAAAATGCAAGGAAGTCCTATGAGTAGTTTTCAAGATATTGTAGCTGATGCAGAAAAAGAAGCTAAAAAGAAGTTAGACGAGTATAGAATTAAACAAGAAGCAGAACTTCAAGCTAAGCAAGTTCAAGCTGATTTAGATAAATGCATAGCAGATCGAGAGCTAGAACTAAGAAGAGAACAATATCTAAAGGATAAGTTCTCTAGTGATCCTGATAAGTATACGAAAGCTATGGTAGCTAATAGTATTAGTGCTAGAATTAATGTAGATAAGTTAATAACTGACTTTAAGCCGAGTACTAGTACGACACCTAACAGAACTACATCTAATGAGGAGACAGAACCTAAAGAAGATTACTTTAAGATGTTTGCTATAGGTATAGCTATAGTTGCGGTAGCTGTAGGCATATCACTGGTACTAAAAGAGAAAGATGAGAAGATCGAGAATCTTACTAATGAAAACAAGAATAGTGAATACCGAATATCTAGTCTAGAAGAACAATTAGAAAAAGCTGAAAATAAAAAAGCTCAAGAGGATATAATTATAGTACATAGTGCGGAAGATGCTTATAATTATGCTATAGAAAAAGTAGCTATTGTATGCGGTCAGATTATTTTTAAACATGAGGATACTTTTTCATTGCGAGGCAAGAAAGACACTACTAGACAAGTATTTGTATCTGCAAAAAAATTGCTTCAAGAAAAAGAGTATATACCTTGGTTTCAAAAAGTATCTGAAGTGGGAACTAGTGTATGTGTTATAGGAACAGTCTCTATGAATATCATTTATGACAATCCTTATATATCAGTACATAGCCCACTCCAAGTTATACTATTACGATAAAAAATTAATCACCAGTATAAAAATCTGTGTAGTTATTTTTACCTTGATAGTACATTTCCTTAGGAATACGTTTACGTTCATTATATCTATCAACATTATTGTTGTAGATATTATTTCTCATGCTTTGAAACTCTGCTTGTACATCTGCAGAATTATATTTAGGCATCACAATGTTTAAAGATTTTCCATCCCTATCTTTTAACTCGACACTATCTACATAAGATAGTACTGTATTCCCTTTAGGTCCTTTATAGCTTTTAATAGTACTATAGATGATTTCTCCGAGTTGGTCTACAACTTCTTGATCTTTATTACCGAATACTTTACCTAAACCAGCTTTTAAGGCTTTCTCACTCTGAAACTCCTCAGGATTATTACATATCTCATAAAGAAGTTTAGTTATTGCTGGAGCAGACTTTAGATTTAAACCATTCTGACCTGTACTGAGAACTAAGCTTACATTAGTGAAGACTTTCTTAGATAAGTTACCATGTTCGGGGTCATTAAAAGTAGAAGCAAGCTTTTTATAATAATCTCCATCAGCTGCTTTTAAATCAGATAATAGATTAGCTGTTTTGCCTGCTATATCTAAGTCAGTAGATTTATCTAATGCTGTAGTAACTTGATCCAGCTTACGCACAGATGCACTATAGCCTGTGCCTCTATTTGGGATATTTTTTTCTGTGTAATCTCCTGTTTCAGGATCGAATACTTTAACTATACCACTATCTTTAAGCTTAGGATTGAGCATATATGGTGCTGTAGAAAGATTTTCTTTAGCGGTTTCAGCAGCATATTCAAGAGGATTAACTCTGTTCTTTAATTCTGCTACTCCTTTACCCTCTGGGCTATTAGGATCTGCATTAGGATTGATTACTATAAATTCACCAGTAGTAGGATCTTTAACTATGGCGTAAGGTGTTTTTCCACCGTAATCTTGTAAAAGTTTTTGTTTAGCTATACGTTGGACAGGAGTAAGAGCGTCATCCTTGTTAGACATCAATCTTACAGCTTCTGGATCACTAGGATTATCTATTATTCTAGAAGCATAGGCAATTACTGCTTCATCTATATCTGCTTGATCTATGCCATCAGTGCTTTTGGCATTAAGGATATCATTAAGCTTTTTAAGGCGTTTATTACTATCATTGACACTAGTTTCTTCAGTAGGTCTATTATTTACATCTAGAGTATTTCTATTATAAGACTGATCTGTACTAGGTTGAGAATTACTAGCTCTCTGAGCCATTGCGATCTTATTTACTTCAGCATTGTACCAATCTCTATTAGCATTCTCTTTATCTATCCTAGCTTGAGCTTCTTGTTCAAGTAATTCAGCTTGTCTAACTGCAGCAGGCTTACCGAATACATCATTAATCATTCTGTACTCATTCTGTAGATTGTTAAATCCCCATTGAGCTTGCTCGTTCTGTATTCTCTGATTAGCATTCTTTAGATTACCATACTGATTGTCTATGCTCTGTCCTATATTCTTTAAACGATTGTTCTCAAGAAGTAAAGGATTATTCTCTGCATCGAAATCTATCTCTTGTTGAGTCTTAGTATTCTGCTTATCTCTAAGAACATTTAGTAACTCTTCACTCTTTACCTTTAGAGGATTAAGCTTCTCTTGTAGTTCGTTATCTAACGTTAGATTTCGATTCCTAAGACCATAGTTCTCCACCTGTAAAGGGTGGAGTTCCTCTAGTCTTTTCTCTTGCTGATACCTATTCCAAGCTTCTTGCATTGCAGAGAATGTTCTGAAGTTATCACTCTTCATAGGAGAGTCGAAGTGAGGTATCGAGATATATTGTTGAGGATTATAGTATGACATATTATGCTCCGTAAGCTGCTGTTAATGCTGCTCTCTGACCTTTAAGCCTATTGTATTCAGCTCTGTCTCTTGCCATATTCTCTTTAAAGGCATCTCGTTGTAGTTGCATATTCTCCATCTGCTCTTTATAGAGTCTATTGTTCTTACGCATATCTTGTAAGCCTGAGTAGATACCATAAGCACCCATAGCTAAGCCACCTATATTGCCCAGCATCTCTCCATTAGTGCCTCTGGTTACCGTAGAGCCGTCAGCTAATGTAGTAGTTGTACCACCACCATTCCACCAGTTACGAATACCATCCCAAGCATTTGTTAAAGCATTGCCACTATTATTAGGGAGTGTTAAGTTTCTACCAGCTAATGTAGATGCATTGCTTGTATAGAATTGTTTAGGAGCATAACTCCCACCTAGTTGCATACCAGTACCATTAAATCCATTAGATTGAAGCCAATTAGGGATATAGGTAGACTGATTTAGTATACTATCTTCAATATACGCCATTTTTCTCTCCTTTATTTAAATCTACTAAAGTTTTCTGCATCTTGTGCTAGATCTGTCGCATAGAGTAATCCTTTCTCTAGCGCAAGGTGTGAAAACTCACCACTAGCTAGTAAGTAAAATATCTCGTCATCTTCTTCGTGATTTATATCTACGTCATATTCACTTAGATCTAGCGTACCATTTATAGTATCTCGTAATCTCTCTTGCTCTTGATTATTTCGATCTTTCTCGTCTTTAAAATCTTCTTGAGCTTGTCTTATCTTAGCTTGAGTTCTAGCTCCACCTATGACATTAATAGCTCCTACAACTGATGCTACTGTTGCTGCAGTAGCTGCTACGGTAGCTAAGTTCATACCTATTTGCCCTCCAGCAGCTGGTATAGCCCACCATGAGGCATATATGCTCATTACCATACCTACTATCTGTAACCAAAGTATATTATTCATAGCTCCAGTAAGCGCAATACCTGCAGCCATCAAGCTGAAGCCAGCAGCACCACCATAACCAGTCCAAGAGAATACTACACCTATAACAAAACCTACTATAGCAATAACAGGACCTATAATCTTACCGAATGCAGTAGTCTTTTTCTCCTCCCACTCTACGTTATAAGTTAAGTAGATTGTCGCTAAATATACCTCTAGCTGAGCTGAGTAAGGTACTCTGATCCAGAGTGATCTAGGCATAGGTATTAAGTACTTCTCGTCAGATACAAACTCAGGCATATAATTAAAACTACTAGAGTAAGCATACGAAGCATTAGGATTATAACTAGCGTTTATATAACCTACAATCTGTTCAGTTTCGTATGTACCAGTTTCGTCTCCTTGAGAATACGTTGCAGTATAATATACTGCTAAAGCACCTTGAGTGGCAGGAGTATTGTCTAGATTAACCCATACTCTACCATTGTCTTTCTCATACTGAGCTAGGTTTATATATTGAATAGAACAAGGTACTCGTACATAACCTGTAGTAGGATTATTATTAGTATTATTAACATATCTATACTTAGGACCAGACCATTGACGTTGGCTATCGTCTGTAGGTTTTCTTATATATCCTACATCTTCGAAACCTAGTTGAGCATTTAGAAAGTTATAGTTATCTGAGATACCTGTTAATCTTCTCTCACTCATAGCTACATTAGTTGCATTAACATAAGCATGGTGTCTATAAGATCGTCCTTCTCCTCCGCCAGAAGTACTCCAATATTGAGTGTATGCTCTAGAGTAAAAGTAACTTATATTAAAACCATATTGTGTAAACTTAGTAAATACCTTCTTGTTAGCTTGTTCTTCTGTAGAAGCAGTCCAATCTGGTACATTTAAGTATAGGTACATAGCACTACAATTAGGTTCTGTACCCATATAGCATATCTTATTATGCTCTACTCCTTCTACTTCTCGTTTTATGTACTGTATTCGAAATTCTTTACCTGCAACAGAATAAACTGTTCTAGGAGCATTCTCGTGATATGTACCAGCACGAGCTATACTTTCTAGAAATGTAAAAATCTTCCATAGGTATTTCTGCCAGTTCTTATTCTCTCGAACGAACTTATAGCAGAAATACTTCATATCCATAAACTGAGTAATAGAAGCCCATTGTACATGTTCTTCATTATTTAGTTGAGTAAATAAGCTAGTTATATTCTTATCGTTCTTAGGTTTCTTTTTAGTAGTTTTATTCTTATATCCAGCTTCTTCCATAGCCTTATTGTAAAACTTATTACCACTGGGTACATTTCTCTTTAAAGGGTAATTAGCTGCAACAGATACTAGCTTTGAACTAGTTGTAGTAGCTAGACTATCTTTATTTCTACCATAGTAAATAGATCGATTACCATTTAGAGTAGACTCAATGAAGTAAGCTTTTTCATTCTTACTTATAAGTCTGAGCTGATCTATTGTATCTGTAACATAGAAATCATAGTAGATAGGTTCTAACTTATCTAGGTCTCCTTCTTTATGGTCTTTCCAAGTAAAGTAAGTGATAGCTCTATAAGCTATCTTACCATCGGACCTATCTACAAAGATTTCTGTAGGGGTAGAAATAACTTTATTATCAGGATTAGTATAGTCTATCTCCCATTGTTTTTTAAAGACTTCGTATATCTTAGGAGTAAGCTCTTTTAAGATGTAAGAATTAAAATCTATATATAAACCTAGATCAGTAATATCTACTACGCTATCTTTCTTATAGATTGAGTCTTCTTCTTTTTCTTGAATAACAGTAGCAAATACACTATCTTTATGCTTAAAGGTATATCCATCTTTAGTAAACTCTTTAGTTGTAAAGTTGTAATCTACCTGAAGTGATAGCAAGTACTCTACACCTAGATCACTACCAGCAGTGAACTCATAGCTTACGATCTGTCCTTCTATACCAGTAACTTTCTTGATCTTATTCAAGTCATAAGTAAAAGTATTGAAGGCTACTCTAGAAGAATAAGGTAGTTTAAATCTAACGAAGTTCTGCTCATGCTGAGAGTTTATATCTAAGACATTTTTATATAGAGCCTTAGTATTACTATAGCCTCTAATCTTATATCTAAGTAGTTTTTCTAAGTAGTCTTTCTGAATAGAGTTCTTCATAGTAGTACCTACTTTAAACTTATGAAAAGGATCGCCGAAAGCAGGTACTGTTTTAGTCTCGTCTTTTGTGACTTTCTTATGAAAAATACTCATTAGATACCTTTATAACTCTATTCCACTAGGTTCTCCACCCTTCTCTATTCTATTCTCTACCTTATATTTCTTCTTAGCTTCCCAATCAGTTAAGCTTGAAGCTCTAAGGTCATCATAGACTTCAGATAGTGAAGATGCTTTTAATGCTTTAGGGAATGCTGCTGCATTCTCATTGAAATCTAGCATACCAGAAGCGAATATCATTGAGAAAGACTCTAGCTGAGACTGAAGTAGTTTTAGTTTTAAGTTATCGCTAAAGCCTTCGATCTGTCTATCGTATACTTTAGTCTGCGCTCTTAACTGCTCTTGTTTTAGTTTATTGAGAGCTTCATCTTCATCAGCTTGATTTTCTTTTAGTTCTAGCTCTGCTATCTTTAGTTTTAGTTCTGCATTAGCTATCGCTAGATTAACAGACTTGTCTATTGCAGCTGAGACTAATTGAATGTAGGCTTGGGCGTATGTATCGCCCAATATCCTACCATTATCGTATTGAATACGTAGGTTTTCATCAATAGCATGCATTAAGACATCGAAAGCTCCTTCACCTAACCATTGAAGTCTGTTTTCTCCATAGAACTCTTTAGATAGCACTTCACCTGAAGTAATGTCATTAGGCTCTACCTTTACATTCTTATAGTCAGTTGTGATCTTTACTTTAGTCTTAGCCATTGATTAGTCCTCGTAGCTGATATTATATTTATTAACTAGCTCTACTTTAGCATTGCCTGTTCTTCTACCATTAATGACTTCATCACTATGGATAGGTATTCTAACGTCCTTAGCAGAATCTATAAGACATTGCTCTAACTCTACTGGTACATTTAAAGGCACTACTTTAGATAAGCTAAAGAATTGATTTTCACAAGTTAACATAACTGCATTAGTTACATCATTATCTCTCTTATCGTTAGATGTAATAGTCACTACTCTAGTTTTAAAAGCTTCTTTCTTAACACTTGCTACAAGTGCTTGTAGGTTAGTAACCTCTTCTACTTCAGAAGTCTCAACTTCTTCATTGTTTTCGATCTCGATATTCTCATCTTTTTTCTTAGCCATAATTTATCCTTTATTTAGATTTAAGTTATCCCCTAGTTATAGGGGATAAAAGTTATTAAGCACTTGCTAGAACTAGAGTTTTCAATAGTTTCTCTTCTTGCAAGATAATACCTGCATACCAGAAGCGATAACTAAAGAAACCTTTAGTGCCATAAGGATTGCTCAACTCAGTTTGTTTAGGATCTTGAGATCTAAATGTAATCTTGTCTTGTCCTTTAAGACCTACAGTAGCGAATGCACCTTTAGTTGGGAACAAGATAGGGAATACATCGAACTTACCTGTACCAGCAGCACCAGTGTAAGATAATGTACCAGTATATCCAGCAGGTACAGTAGCACCTTTACCACGATATACTACAGCTGTCTCACTCTCGATAAATCTAACCTCGTGCATAGCACCTACTTCACCTTCAGCTAGGTTACTAGCATCAGCATACTTATAAGCTGGGATATATGCAAACTCTTCAGTATTGTTCTTACCTCTAGTAGTATTCTCTAGATCGAACTTAACCTCTGGTCCGATAATTGCGTAGTAAGCTCTATTTACAGTTCTAGTATCGATCTTATTAGATCCTGTAACTATCTCTGTATTCTTCTCAGCTCTATTTCTAACAAGCTTCTTAACAGCTCTTCTTAGAAGGTCATAGCTGATTCTATACTGGTCATCTAGTGTACCACCAGCAGTAATACCATTACCCATTGTAGCTAGGTTAGTAGCTAGACCAGAGTAAAGTACGTTACCTGTACCAAGCATATCTAGTTGGATTAGATCTTCGTTTCTGACGTTAGCTAAAGCACCAAGCTCTTCACGATACCTAGTTTGCATAACGTCTTCACTAAATAGCTCTACTTCATCAGTATACTCGATCATCTCTCCATAGCTTGCACAAGTAGTCTCCATAGTTACTTTCTGAAAAGTTACTTGATTTCTAGCACCACTACCTTCTGGTAATTTAGCTTGATTAAGACCATTAGTAACATCTTCTACGTTTCTACTTGACAAGAAACCATACTTAGCAAAATCTGCTGCATTTAGATCTCTATCGTAAATATGTTGCCATCTAGAAATCTTATATTTCTTACCACTCTTAGTTGGCATAGATTTTCTATCAGCGAACTGACCATAGATGTTCTTAGCATTAGCTGCATTTATACCAGCTCTATCGTACCAATGTAGGATAGTATTAGCACCACTTGTTGAGTTGTTACCGTCTTTATATTCCATAACTGCCATAATTGTTTTTCCTTTTAGAATCTATTTTGGAGCGATTTATACCAAGCGTTATATTCATCATCATTGTCTTCGTCAAGATAATTAATAACGCTCTTCTTATCCGCTCTAGAACTAGGGAGAGCAGCACTAGCTTTAGCTCTTGTTCTGATAGCTTCCTCTTTAGCTTTAGTAGCTATAGCTTGTTTTTCTATCTGCTCTTGCCTAGTAAAATAATCTTGACCTGCTTTAAAGTAGTACTGTAAAACAGGTTGTTGATAACCATCTAATGCCGCTAGCTTTAGAGCTTCTGGCATTACTTTCTCGTATATACCATTTTTAACATCATCATGCAGACCCTCAATATTCTCAGTATTACTTAACAAGTACTGCTTAGATTGTGGATCGAGTACTTCGAAGGCACTCTTAGTTTTCTCGAACTCTGGATCTCTAGCTAGTCTTGCAATAACATCTTGAGTGTTTTGAGCTTCAGCTTGTTCTGCATACCTAGTTGGGGTATATTTCCCATCGTTTTCAGGAAGATCGTAGACATCTATTCCACTAGATTTAATAAGAGAAGAGATTGCATCTTTATTTCCCTTTTTAATATCTATAAGTAGGTTAATATCGTCTTCACTGATACCATTTTGCTCGATTGCACTTATAGTTCTTCTATATGGTGCAATGGTCTGCATTTTCTTGGTATAGTCCATAGCTTTAGGAGCTAAGCGTATAAGCTCGTCTTCACTAAAGTCATACTCCATACCATTAGCTTTTATTTTATAAGTCTTAGGTTGTGGAGTCTCTTGAACAACTTGCTCAGTAGGTTGTTCCACTTCCTCACTTACAGGCTCACTAACTTCTTCAGTAATAGGTTCTTCTGTCTCTGGAGCAACTTCTTCTTCTACAGCTTGAGGAGCTTCTTCAACAGGCTCTTGTACTGCATTAGCTCTCTCGTCTATAACCATCTTTTCTAGTTCTTCATCAGTAAGATTATTTAATTGTTCTTCAGTCATTATCTATTCTCCTCTGCCAATGCTGATCCAGCTAATGATGGTATAACTGTAAATAGGTATTGTTGTAAATTAGCTACAGATACAAGCTCTTCAATAACGTCAGGTCTTTCACCTCGTTTCTTGACATCACCTCTACCTAGCAAGCTTACTCCACTCAAGGCTTTATCTTTTAGATAACCTTCTAGAATAACCCTTTTAAAGTCTTCACTTTTTAGCAATCGTTTAAGAGCTTTATCTAGCTCCACCCAGTAACTGTTGTCTACAGATTCAAGTTCGTTTAGTACTTGTTCTTCCATATTTTCCCCTTTATTAGATTATAAATATTGTTGCTTAGGACTCTGAAGTAATTTCAGAGTTTCTCTATCTATGTTAAATTGATTTTGTAATTGCTGTCTTTGTAAGGCTTCTTTCTCCTTTATCCCACTATATTGATGTACGTAATCTAAGTCAGTCTTATCTGCCATAGAATTAAGATTCTTAGCCTTAGCTAACTCAGTTTGTACCTTAGCTCTCTTAACATCCTGATCTACTGTATTCTCACCAGCTTTAGCTTGAGTATTAGCTATCTCAGCCTGTAATAATTGCATTTGTAGTTGTTGCATCTGTTCTGCCATAGGATCAGGTTCTGGTTTATAGTCCATAATCATCTTAGCGAGATCAGGCATTCTATATAGCTGAGCTATCTGAGCCATAAGTATCTTTCTCAATCTAGGGTCTTCACTAGGACCTACAGTCTGCAATACGAAAGCTAACTCTTGAGCTTTAGCTCTATTGTCATCACTTGTAGATATACTTAGATCGATATCTATATTAGCTCCTAAGTCATCTCTCTTTAGATATACGAAGGTATCGTTAGTTATTCTATATTGAGACTCTTCATCTAAGAACATAGCATCGTAAGCCAACCATTTTCTAAGCAATGGCTTAACTAGATTTTCACTAATATTTCTAACTATATTTAATCTTCTAGTACTAGCACTATCTATAGCACCTCTGATGGATGTTGCAGTCGATCCTAAAGCATTTCCATTGATGCCTGTATTAAAACTAGCTACGCCAGTAATGCTCTCTGCTTCATTGTTCATTAATGTAAGTACATTGAATATTGAGCTAGGTAGCTCGTTGAAGTTACCTATAAAGAAGTCTGAAGCGTAGTGATTAAACTCAAAGTTTTCTCCATTGAGAAATCTCTGCTTGTTATATTCATCAAGGCTGCCTTTCTTTATGCCCTTCTGACCATTATTAGATAAAGCCATATTATCTATAAAGCCTCTATAGATTGCAGTCTTGATCTTTTGAATATCGCTTAGTAACTCTGCATTAGATTCTCCATATAGCTTAAATGGTATAGCAGAGAATGGTACTATTAAAAATGGTGGCTTCTTATCAGGGAAAGGATTATCTTCTAACCTAATAATTGTATTGTCTATCCAAGTACATACAATAGGTTCTGCTATGTCATCACCATTGATGTCATAGTTACCCCAGTACTCATGTACCACTATCTTCTTTCTAGCAGTATCACTAAATCTAAAGCTAGTACTATCCTCAGTAATATACTCAGTATCGTTAGTACCTGTTAGACCTGTAGGTATCTTGATCTTATCTAGGTTTTTATATATACCTGCTTGCTTAAGTGTAGTCATATCAGTCTCGTATCTATAGATAACGAACTGACATTTATCCATATCGTCTTGACAAGTAGGGTCTATGAATATGTCTTCATTTCTACATACCATAGCTGTAGGGTGATTCTTAACTGGCTTAGTCTTTCTTACCCTTACTTTAGTTATCAGAGTAGGCTCTATACCTTGAAGAATATTAGGATCAGCCATACCTTGATTTATAGCTTCTATAGCTCTCTGGTAGTCAGGATTAGGTATCTCTCTATCCTCTTGTACTTCTACAACCTTTTCTTCATACTCCCAACCTGTTCTAATAACTACAGTACCTTCTTGATCTAGGACCTTTAGAGCTTTAGTCATAAAGTTGTACCTACTAAACTGCCTACAAAATTGAGTATTGAGTAGTACTTCTATCTTAGGAGCTATCTCAGCATCTTCTGAAGTAACTGGATTAGCTTTAATAATATCAGGAGTAGATACGAAAGGCTCAATTAATGCAGCATGTTGCCACTCTGATTGTTTCTTAATATCTCTAGATACTAGTTTAGATCTACCATTAACTTCATTACCGTAAGGCTCTGCATTGTACTCACTCTTCCATCTAGCTATCTTCTGATCTAATTCATTTCTGAGTAACTTAGATGCAGTAAAGTCTGCCTTTAAATTAGAGAGCAATCTAGCTTCAGTTATGTTGTCAATCTCTATCATAGTCAGCCTCTATTCTTACTTCATTTAAATATCCATAACTAAGTTCTAGAAACTTGTTTAGAGTAGCCTTAGAGTTAAATACTCCATTCTTGTCATAGCTATCGCCTAGTAAGATACATCCTTCAGTATCCTTAGGATAATTACCATTATGAATAAGGATATATCTAGATCTAGGTACTAGATTGTTGTATAGCAATGGTAGTGATCTCTTAAATCTAGGAGAGTTATGCCATACTACATTATAAGCACCTACAGGTATTCTTCTATCCTTACCGCTTTCTGTAGTATCTCCTCCAGCAGGTTCTAGTGTATAACCTTGTAAGATAGCCCTATCCTTATCCATTAAAGTAAACTTACCTATTGTTCCATCAGGTATATCTCTAAATCTAACAATGTTTAAAATCAATCTCTTCTCCTCTCGTTTCCATCCCAGTCATCTTTACATCTAGGGAAAGGTCCTATGCCATACTTAGCTAGAAAAAAATCTCTAACCATAACTAAGGCATCACTGCCGAACCATGCACCTATTCCACAAGATGCATAGCTTACTTTCATATCTTGACAGAAATAAAAGACCAATTCATAGACTATATATGCACTAAATACTCCGTCAAGGATTCTGTTAAAGAAATGAGAAAAACATTTCTTGCGAGAACTCTTGAAGAAAGAGATAATGCTTCCTATAGTACCTATAAATACTACGTACCATAAATAATGTATTTCCACTTTTCTCATGTCCTAAATACCGTTAAGAGTTTAGCAGGGGAGATTATGGCATTGATCACTCCTTGTGTAATAGCCCATACCGTTAGGGCAGTCTCCATACTGCTGAACATACGATCGTATAGGCAGAATAGCCCATAACCACAAACCCCTATAAAAACTCCCCCTAGCACTAGAACAATAATGCGTTTAAGCATACTCTTTGGTCTAGGTAAACCTTTTATCCCCATTATTTATTCCCCTTATAGCACTGAATAAGCAAGTCCTCAACATGAGAAAAATACTTCATTAATTCTTCGAATGTCTCAGGCTTAGCAGGATCGTACTCAGGCTTAACAGGTAGAGTATTAATACATCTAATAGGTACATACTTCTCCTGATATTCAATCTGAGTAACAACCTCTGGCTTAGCTGAACAACCAACTAGAAACAAGATACTACTTAAGAGGCTTAGCAGCTTCATTAGCTATCCCTTCATAGTATTTAAGCTTAGATTCACAACTATCATTAGGCTTAGTTATATACTTGTACTTAACTTCAATCTCAGGTTTTTTAACTACTTGAACGCTTAGATTCTTTATCGCTTCATTCTGCTGATCTAAACTATTTCTGCATAGAGCTAGTTTAGAATCTGCTAAAGCTTTATCTAGATATAAGCTTTTATATTCTTCTTGTTTATCTCTAAACTGCTTTTCTAGATTAGCTACCTTATCAGAGTAGTACATATAGCCTAAGCCGATAACTAAAGTTATGACAGCTAGTATTGCACTGCCAGCTTTACTAAGTGAAAAGAACTCTAAAATTGCTGAGAGTATATTTCCCATTTTAATCTCCATATCTAAGTAAGTGGTACAGCCTTACACTCCAGTAAAGCACCTTAACTTCTATCTTGTTTACGTTTAGATCTATTAACATCTCTTTAAAAGTATTATCCGCAGACCTAAAAGTAATACTCTTTTTTTCGATAACTATATCGGTAAGATAATCATGAACTATAGCTGCACTAAGATATTCTGCCTTGTTAGGTGGAAAGATACTCCAGAATATTCTAGGAACACTAGCACCATCTGTTATATAGCCCTTAGGTATAACAATATCTCTATACCTGTAGTTCTCTACTAGTTCGAACTGATACTTGCCTACAGGCTTTAGAATAGGTCTATTAACCATTGTCTCTTACCTTCTTGAATGGATGAATACTCCATACAGTCTTAAGCTTGATCTTATCTTCAGGTTCTAGGTAGCTAGCATAATTACTTTTAGTCATACCAGCTATATCCATCAGCTTCCACCCTAGATACATTCTGCAGTAGTACTTCTTAGAGTATCTGATTATCTTGTACAATCCAAATCTAGTCTTACCATTAGTTAATCTACAAGTTACCTTGCACCAAGTACTCTTAGTACCTTTATTACTAGTAGCATGTATATCCCCTATCGTAGTAACTGAAGCAGGATCTATAGTAGATACTCTTACTCCTGCTACTTCACTAGAGTAATAACCTATTCTGTTTCTGAATAGCCAATGCAATCTAGCTTTATACGATCTATTACTAGGCTCAGGATAATGCTTCTCTCTCCAGCCACTATCACCATTAATAGCAGCACACTGACTATCGTAGTAGTCATTAGCATCTTCGAACCATCTAGCCCATCTAGGTAAGTGATCGTCTTCTCTCTTAGTAAATACTAAAGCTATAGGTACAACTATATAGGACAATATTTCTAATACTATCTCTACTACTATTGTCCTTATTAGCTGTAGTATCTCTTTAATTGTTAGCATTCTTTTTCTCTTTAGGTCTAGTTCGAACGACATCAGTGAACTCGTCGTCATCGATGTACCAAAAAGGTTTCTCTCCATTGTCATAGTACATCTTGCCGAAATCATCTGGATGTGTAGCTAGGTGAGCTATTACCCTGTAGACGTTCGTCATATTCGAGTTATCCCACTGATCGCATTTTCTAGCACGTAAGAATATAAGCATAGGGCATAGGATTACTCCTAAGACAAATGCTAATAAGGCAACTATTGCATATCCCATATTAAATCCTTTATAGCTTACTAGCTTCTAAGAAGAAGTTATCTATAGCATTATCGTCCATACCTAATGCCTTAGCCATCTTCTGTAGTAAAGGACTAGTAATCTCGATGTCCTTAGCATACTCAAACTCTATCTGAGCTTCTTTATCTGCTTTAACTAATGTTTCAGCTTGCTCTAACAGATTAAGCTTTAGTAGCTGTAGCTTTAGCTGTCTTACAGTTATCTGCTTAGGTACAAACTGCTTCCAGAAGTTATCTATAGCACTGATAGTATCTGGATTAGTTATAAGCCACTTACTATAAGCTTTTTCATTAGTAGTCTTTAGCTTGACACCTTCAGGAGCAGAGGTTATTACCTCGTCTCCTAGCTCTTGTATGAAGTTAGATGTTACGTAAATTATCTTGTCCATTATCTTGTCCTTATAATATTAATGTTGGTAAGCTACAGTTAGCAACTGCAGTGCTTCCACGTAATGCACAGTTACTATCTGAACCACAACCCCATAGCTGACCATTATTTAGTAAAAAGAAAGTTCTCATAGCTTCGTTAGTGCCTATAATCTCTAATTGCTTTATTTGAGATACTTTTTCAGAGTCTAGGACTACTTTCTGTATTTCTGTGCTTTTAATATCTACATTATTATTTACACCTAAACCGCCTGTAATATTCTCTCCGAAGGCATATAAGTATTGTTTACCATTAAGCTCAACTAAGAACATAGCCATAAAATACCAAGCATTTTGAGCAGTAGTGTTGTAATATATTTTTCTGATCTTAGCATTAGGTTCGTTAGGTACTTTTACTTCTGTTATTACAGCTCTAGTAGGTAGAATACTACCACTACCACCACATACAAATAATCTACCTGATTTAGTTATAGCCATAAAGCCTCCTACACAGTTAGCACTTACATCTACGATAGGGTCTATTGCTTGCTTGTATCCTGACGGAAAGTATGAGTCATCTAATAATACTGGCTTAGTGCTGTTAGATACTGGCTTATCTAATCCCCATATACTCTTAGTACACCAACTATACACAGAGCCATCCTCGCATAAAACTATAGGATTATAATAACTATCACTAGAGTTTGAAGGAGTGTAGTAATAACTACCAAGCATGTCTACTTTCTTAACCTTCTTATCTTGCAGAGTAGTTACTTGGGTAAATGTATTTCTGTTAGTTTTATCGTTTAGACCTAATTGTCCTTCACTGTTCAACCCACAAGAATATAGCTTACCCTTCTCTGTTATTAAAAATAACGAAGTGTAGTAGCAATCATTCATTACTAAGTCTTTTACAGAGTCCCCTGCTTCTAAGAAAGTAAGTACTAACTTAGTTGGTGTGGTAAGAGCTGTTGTATTGCCCATACCAGCTGCACCATAATCGTTCTTGCCCCAGAACCATACTGACTTATCTTTCTTTATAACTGCTACTAAGCCTTCACCTCCTTTACTACTATTACTCTCGTTGATTAACTTATCTACATTATCAGTTATCTTTACCCAATCGAATTGTGAAGCAGTATTATTTATGCCTAATTGATAGCTAGCATTACCACCTCTACCATAAAGATCTCCGTTTTCGTAAAGTATATATTGTGTTGTCCAAGCACCAATAACTTGTTTAATTCTAGATATACCTTTAAGTGGATGCGGTATTACTGTATGAGGATTAGTACTCTCTGCTCCAGTTTTAATAAGAAGCATACTGCTAGACTGATTGCCACAGAATATAAGTTCTTCATCTTCAGTTACTAAAAGAGTATAGGAATAAGGGTTATGTTTTCTAGCATCCATTATTAGTTTAATAGGTCCAAACTTACCTCTACTTTGTATCTGGCTTAAACTCTTACCGCCAAGAGTACTAGCATTAACATTATTGAGTAACTGCTCTTTAGTCTCACCATTAAGTGTTTTAGCACTATTAACAGTAATAGCACTATCTCCACCTATAGTCTTAATATTACCGTTATCTGAGTATAGAAGCTTACTTACTTCTGCTTCTCTACCACCTACTTTATCTTTTACTCTGGCAACTGTTATCTTGCTCTCTGCCATATTTATCCTTTCAATATCTTATGCAGACATATTCTGCTATGGTTTTTACTACGTTTTCTGGTGCTGTTGGTACTACTCGGCTAGCATCGAACGTATAGTACCATCTAGTTTGTTGAGCACCAATGACAACTGGACCACCGCCCGAATGTTGTTTGAAAACTCCATACTCTCCACCACTAGGCATTGCTCCTGCATCGTATGGAGGCAGGGTGCCAGTTATATTTCTTATAGCATCGTCTTGCTTACTATCAATCTCTCTATCGCTCTGATAATCTACTTCAGCACCTGCATCTAGACATCTACCGAAGTAGCCTCGTCTATCTGGTATGTTAAAGGTAGTAGTACCATTACCTTCTCCGTATGTAGTGCCTATTGCCTCAAATAAATCAGGATAAGCTTCTCTACTGATTTCTCTACCATCGCAGAATAGCCACCTACCTTTAGGATTTTTCATTGCAAAGAAGCCATATTGTCCTGCTTGAAATTGAGGTTCTTCTAAATCTACTGTAGTACCTTCGATATATAACTCACCATCTACTATTAATTCATCTTCTATAACAGGATCTAGTCTGATAATAGCTTCATTAGCTTGTAGAGTATAAGGCTTAGTTATATCCTTCTCTTTCTCCCAGTAACCATTAATAGATGCATACTTATTAATGTAGTCTATAAGTCCTTTCATAGTAAGGATATGAATAGGTCTAGCGTTATAACTTGTGTTTCTCATAAGTATCTGTAAATTAGTACTTACATCTGGTCCTGCTAGCATACTATCAGCCTTAGCTAAAATACCTGTAAGCTTTAGTTGTTCTGCTTCTAGTACTTGTATATTATTAGCAGGATTGTAGTCATCTCTAACAGACTTCAATCTAGGGATATATCCTGTATAGCTTCTTTTATCGTATGTCTCAGTCTGTCTTACGTACTCTTCAGGAGCTAATCCGCCTAGCTTAGCACTATTTACTGCAGTAGCATCGACATCTAGCTTAGAATTAAGCTCTTCATGCAAGGTTGATAACATAGAATCTAAGTTAGTCATACCTGCTGTAAACTTATTCACCTCAAAAGTAAGCTTATCCCCCAACTCTTTTACCTTTTCTTGCATAGGAGTGAGCTTATTCGTTACTACTCCATCTATTTCAGTGAACTTAGTTTCTATTGTAGATTGAATAGCTGTAATAGAACTCTTTAGAGTAGTCATCTCTTCATCAAGTTTCTTAATACTCTCAGGATCGAACTTCTTAACTCTCTCTTCTAACTTAGCTACAGCATCATCAATAGTTCTCTGAACTATCTGTCCTGCTTCTTTATAAGCTTTTATAACTTCTTTAGTCTCAGCTCTATTGTTTCTAAAGTCTATTAGATCTTGTTTTATATCTGCTAAGTTCTTTAGTTCTGGTATAACATCTTGTATGTCTTCTAGTACGCCATAGTATCTAGCTACTATTTCGATAGCTAGTAAGTGTTGAGATACTTCATCTATCTCAGTTAGATGTCCTGATACGCTATCTACATTATCTATGCTCTTATAAAGTCTTTCTAACTTATAAGAGATATTATTTAGTACTCCGATAGCTTCTGACATACCATAGACACGAGTGATCTCGTTTATATGTCTAGCTATGTTATCTAATAAGCCAGATACACTAGCTTGAGCTACCTTCTTAACACTATCTAGATCAGTAGAAACATTAACTATATCACTAGATACTTTAGATACATTAGTTATGACATCTAGTGAAGGCTCTATAGTTTTAATATACTCAATACTATCTCGTAGTTTAGCCATTGTATTTCTCAATGAGAGCATATCGTGGATATTAACCATCTCAGCTTTCATCTCTTTAAAGAGTGGTAAGTTCTCTAGTAGAGTTTTCTCTTCATCACTCAACTCTTCTCTAAGTACTATTGTCTTTATAGTATCTGTATTCTCTGCATTAGATAGATTACTATGTGTACCTTCATGCTTAGAGTTTATAAACTGAACTAAATTAGCCATTAACAAAACCCTTTCATATCAGTTGTAGTTCGAATAAGACTATCAGGGATCACTTGCTGATTCATAATAGCTTTCTCAACTTCATTGTTATAAGCAGTTAAGGCATTGCCATAGTATTGTTTATAACCCTCTATATTAGTAACAATTCTTAAAGCTACGTAAGCATATAAGACATCTAATAGACCACTAGGTAAATCTAATTCATCTTCTATACTAGTTACCTTTATAGGCTTAGGCTTATACTCTACATAGTAAATATCACCTTCTTTAGCATTAGGGAAGAATAGAGTATCTTGATTGATGGCGAATACATTGACTTCATTCAATCTAAGGGTACTATCCTTGTTATCTCTAACACTAAGAATCTTATAGATCTCATCTTCATTAGTTTTAAAAATATCTGTCTCTACAGCCTCGTTCTCTAGCATCACTTCTTTATCTAAAGTAATATTCATCTCTTTAAGAGCTTCTATCTGAGCTGCTTTAGTTGCAAAACCACCATGAGTCATCTCGCACTTAGCAAGCTTGGCATGGGTAGCCATAATAACATTAGGATCTTGTCTAGATATTCTAAAGTTCTTTCTAAAAGCAGGTACTAGAACTATGGCTTGTTCTCTCTTAACATTGAATAATCCATAGATGGTGTTCATAGCTTCATTAATAAGCACTATTAAGTTCTCATTATTCATCTGCTTATTAGGAGTAACATTAGGTAGAGTAACGATCTTTAAATGCTCTATTGCTTCTTTTACTTTCATGTTAAAATACCGTATTCCTTATTGTAGTTATCTCACTTACCTCATTATCGTAAGTACCATAGGTATTAGGCTTGAAGGCATCGAAGCTACCTAGCATAGATATACTATCTAGTACATCATCATGCTTAGATTTAAAGCCTTGTTTAGTAGCCTTACTTCTCTCCTCTTCGAACTCGTTATACCATGCAGTATCTTTCATCTCATTAGCTATCCATACTTTCTTAGTATCGAACCTAGGCTTAAACAGAATAAATCTAGAGAACTTATCTCCAGTAGGTCTAATACCATCTTCACCATTGTTATTCGAACTAAGGAAGTTAAAATAGATATTCTTAGCTAGCATCTCATCTCTTAACCAAGAGATAAATCCAGCTTGTTGTCCTGTAACTTCTATACCTACTCCGATAGGGTTATATACAGGTATAAACTCAAAGATCTTATTTATAAATTGACTAACTTCAGTCTTATTGCACCAGCCATCTACAAGCATATAATCACCATTATTAGAGTAAGCCCATACGCTAATAACACTAAAGTCAGCATTCTTCTTAGCACTAGTAGCTAAGTCAGTAGTAATGTAGAAGTTATATCTGTCTTTATGTTTTAACACTTGTTCTCTATTGAAGAAAACTAGACTAGAATTAGGTATAAGTAAATCTTCTTTAGAAGTGATTCTAAGCATAAGCTCTTGATAGAAACTATCTATCTTACCTATACTCATAGCTTCTTCATAAGCATCTTTTACATACTCATAACTAAATCTATCCTCCCAGCTACCTTTAAACTCCTCTTTAGTACAAGGGAACTTCTCGCATACTGGATAGCACGCTACTTCCCAAGCTCCACTCTCAACTATCTTATATAAAGGATCTTTAGCATTAAACGGAGTGCCTAACCAGATTACTTTATGCTTAACAGGACTAAGAGCATATTTAACGGCTTTATGGATAGTGTCTTCTATAGTTTTAATAACAGTATCGCTCCTAGCATCCTCATCACTAATAATGTCATCTACGATAGCTAATGTAGGTCTCTTACCATATTCTTTAGCACCACGAAGACCAGTTTTTGCCCCATATAATTTCACTACAAATCTATCACCTCTTAGATTTACAAACTCCAATCTAACATCAGTGATCTTTCTTCCTGCAGTAACATTGTCATCTTCATTACCATCTTCATCTACATACTTAATACTCTTATTAGGTATAAGCTTCTGTAAGAACTCACTATTCTGATACCTATACTCTATATTCTTTCTAAGAGATTTAACACCATTCTCAATACTATCACCGATATATACAGCAAACTCTACTTTACCTATACAAGGTAGTTCTCCGAATGCTGCAGCATATAAGAACAACCACTCGGCGAATACCGAAGTTTTACCAATGCCTCTATGACATAGAACAGCAGTATTTCTAGTAGAATTAAACACAGCTTCACACATTTTTAAATGTACAAGAGGAGTCTTATTCTCTAGAGTATCTCCACTAGCCATCTGAATGAAGTTAATAAACTTAAGTACTCCTTCACTAGGAATATAGTCTTTAAAACTATAATCTACTTCGTTTAAGTACTCGTCTACACTCTTAGCCATCATTTACTACCTTAGCATCTATGAAGCTCATTTTAGAGTTAGCTACATCAGTAAGCTTACTACCATTAGCTATCAATCTTTTCTGTTCTTGTACCATGTTAGCTAGCATCTCTTCGTACTGATCTACGATACTATCAGCCTTGTTATTAACATTAACATCTACTTTTATATTCTCTGGTGGCTTGAGGTGAAGTAATAATTTATCCGCAGCATTAATCCTATCTCTAGAATACTTAGCAGTATCCATCTCTTCTACTAGTCTCTTAACAGCTTTATATCTATAGCCTTGAAACATAAGCCATAAAGGTACTTCAGCTTGAGAGAGTATTTTTATGACAGTAGGATTTTTACGATACCTAATAGCAGCACTACTTAGTTGCTTATATTCATCAGAACTAGTATCTGCCCCTACTCTATCTTTTACAAAATCCCTATAACTAAAGGCTCTAGTATAAGCTTGAACTACATTGCCACCATTAGCTTCTAGAAAACTACAAAATCTAATGGCATTAACATAATCCTCTAGGCTAACACGATCACCTTGCAGAGCATCTTGATAAGTATAAAGGGTATCCATAAATCTAAAGCCATCGAAGTCAGGCTCATTAATTGTCTGGTTAATTAAGTCAAGAGCTTCAGGAGTAATAGTAAGTCTCTTCTTCCCCTTAAGGGACTTACTAAACCATTCAGTTAATTCTTCTTTAGATACATTAGTAACTGTCTTGACAACGTTTCTAAGACCTAAATCAGTATCACTCAATGTCTTCTCCTTAAGATCTAATTAAATATTACGAATTAATCTTAGCGTAATACTGATAAACTTTCAAGAGTAAATCTGCTATAATTAAGGCTAGATTAAACCTTTAGAAAGGACATTCTATGAAGAAAATATTTTTAGGATTTTTAATTTTAGTAACTTCTAGCTTCGGTTGGATGAAGACTGACATTATAGAAGCTTGTGTATCTGTAAAGCAGAACTATGGATGGAGTATGCCAGTAAAAGTGCTAGTAGCAATAGGTATGCCTTCAGATATAGCTATAATCTTACAAGACTATAATAACATAGCTCTCTCATTAGATAGATCTATAATAGGTAGATATATAGTAGGAGATGTAATAGGTGTAGACGAGAATAGAGTTATGTATAAACTACAAGACTCTAACTTCTGCTATTAACCTTTTTACTAGAAAGACCTTCTACTTCTATAATATTTACTAGAGCTTTATATAAGTAAGAATCTTCTTCACTTAAGTTCTCTTTACTTTTTAGCTCTTCTAACTTATTATTAAGTAGATTAAACATTAGTTCAGTAGCTACAGCCTCACAATCTTTCTTATATTGCTCTTTACTTAAAGTACCATCAATCTTCTTCGATAGATATACTTCACTAAACATTTCTCTACTTCGATACTCTTCTGTCAAGAATATCTTTTTATTCAGCCAATCAATATACTGCTCACCTTCTACATTAAACCATAAACTCATTCTATCCTTGAATACTTCACGAATATCCCTAAAGACATCTTGAGATAACCTATCCTTAGATGTAGCACTCACTCCATTCATTCTAGTTAGCATCTTAGTATAGACAGCTTTACCTATAACCCAACCAATACTAACTACTAGTATAGTGACAACTAGTGGAGCAGCTCCAGCTACTGAGCTATCTGTAGCTCCCCTAGATGTAGCTACTAGAATGTTACCTAGAGTAATCCCTATAGCAGAAAACAAGAATCCACTTAGTATCCCTATAACTAATGCAGCACTCTTCTTCATCTTACATCCTTACTAATTTATCTAAAGTATCCCTGATCTCATTAGGAGTATATAACCTAGTACCAATATAGGTCTCAGTTAGATTGAAGTATCTCTCTACAATATCTTTCAATCTAGCTAGCTTATTACTATCCTTACCTTGCAAGCAATGACCTATCTCTCTACCTATGACTTCACTTAGATATTTAGAAGCTAGCATATTAGTAATAGAGTTATCTAACTCTCTAATCCCCTCTAGATTACCTATACCATTCTCAAACTTCTTAAGTATCATAGATATACAATCTTCATCTTGTTTTAGCTCTTCGGTTATACCCTTGTACAAGTCCTTATCTAACTCAATATCTCCTAATATCTCTTGAAAGTTATCTTCGTAGCTCTCACAATGAACTTCGATTACATCGTCAATAAGCCAGAATCTTCTACTACCCATATAACCCTCCCTTATTTTCATTTAAACATATTTTAAAAGTATTAGTCTTAATATTCTCTTATCAATTCTTAAAGGACCTACTATGAACTTAGAGCAAGCCTACAAGAGTTACAGAGATAATCTGCTAATAACAATATTCGAAGTAGAAACTTATGCCGAATATTCCCTTAGATTTCAAGATCTAAATCAGCTTCTAAATCTATACTCTAGAGCTACCTTCTATCTATGTGAATGCCTAGACGAAAGCTCACTCATAGTCTATTACCTTGATCCTATCTCTAGAGAACGAGCTACTAACCTATTTAAATTATCTCTCCCTATAATAGAAGAGCATCTAAGGCAAGCAGTAGTAACTCAATCTAAGCAGATACCTAAGTCAATAATCCAGTCATCAATCCAGACAGTAAAAGCATTACAATCTAAACCTAAGCATACTCTAAACATACATCAAAGATATGTCCTACATTATCTAGAGATATTCTTAGAGTATCTTTACTAATACAAGGCACTAGTCCTAGTAACTCATACTAGGCAGGCTCTCTCGACCAAGCATGGTCTCTAAAAAGATAGTCTAGGCTAGGGGAGTTATAATTTTATATGGGGGTAGATTAGGCATCAGTTTGTATAGAAAATTATTAATTATTTATGAGGGTAGTACTCCCCCTCTCACTCTCAAAAATAATTTACCTACCCCCCTACTCATTGTAAAAAGCATTCTTTTTCTCAAGCCAGCTCTCTAATAGTTCAGAGTTATCCACGCTATTCGGTTAATCGTTTGAGAGTAATACTCTTAATAAAATTAAATTAAAAGGAGACATTATGTCTAAAGAAAT